TGCAGTTCGTCTATGTTCACCCCGATGCCACGCCGGCAACGCGGGCGCACTGGAACACCACACGGTGGAACGCAGCATGGTTCGCTGCCGACATTATCAACCGCAGGAGCAAAACATGATAGCGCCCGAACGCATCCGCGCCGCCATCCAGAACTGCCACCACCACAGCCTGCTCGGTGTAGCCACCCTCATCGAAGAACTGGCGCGCGAGGCCAGCAACTACAATGAGTACACCATCCTGGGTGAGTGGTGCATGCGGCACGCAGAGATCATCGGCAAGGGCATGGCGGCGGTGAACGCCGACGCAGCCATGCAGGACATGCTTGGGCTGATGAAGAAATGAACACCCACGGCGTGCCTAAAGAGCAACGTCCGCTGGCTGCGGTAGCACTTGCAGCTGGCTGGAGTATCACCAAAACCAAACGCAACCATTTCCGCTGGCAGGCGCCAACGGGAGAAGTCACGTTCTCATCCTGCACGACAGGCGACCAACGATCTGCACTGAACCTACGCAGTGTTCTACGACGAAAGGGGCTACCAGTATGAATGACACAGATGCAGCGGCACGCGAGGAATGGTTCCATGCTCATGGAGTACGTATAGCACGCGAGATGCCGGCGAGGGAAATCCGAGAGTTTCTCATGTCCCGGCACACAGCCAATGTATGTGTGCTGAATGAAATACAGGACCGCTTCAATCTGCAGATCTGTCCTAGCTGTGCCCGCCATGCCGACTCAACTGTTGAGTTCTCGTTTCGTGCTGCAGACCTGGACTCCAACCCACTGGGGCCTGAAGGCATCATGTGGCATAACCAGTGCTACCACTGCGGCTTCGAGGAATATTACGTGCCGAAGCCGGGGACGCAAGTTCCGCCCATGTCGGTCACGGCGCTCATGATGCGGAGCGATCTGACCGACGACGAGAAGCAGCGGATCGTCAATGCGCGATGGCTGGGCGGCGACTTGACTACTTTCGTTGCCGAGATCGAGAAAGAGCGCGAATATCGAGGCATACTGCAGGGGAGGGTGGCAGCAATGGCTGCAGGGCGAGTACAAATGGGGACCCCCGCCCCCCCGCCGGCCCACGTGGCGCAGCAGAGCTATGCACAGGCAACGGCGACACAGATACGGATGGACGCCCTCGCGCAAGCGCGCAATGCACTTGCGAATACTATCAGTAGCCTCACTCCGCCGCCGGGAGCCGGTATGGCGCGGGCTGTATCAAACCCGTACATAGGTAATTCAATCGAGCAGCGACTCATACAAAAATACGCGGACAGCAAGACCGCACCGAGTTCGTTGCTGGAGAAGTTCAGGAAGTACCTGAAGTGAGTCTGTTCACGATTGACTTCGAGACGTACTACGACAAAGAGTACAGCCTCAAGGAAATGTCCACCGAGGATTACATTGCTGATCCACGGTTCGAAGTTATCCTTGTCGGCATCAAGAAAGACAACGCCGCGCCCTACTACATCCACGGCAAGCGGCAGCTGATCGAGCAGCACCTGAAAGATCTGCGGATCGAAGATCATGCAGTACTGGCTCACAACATGTCGTTCGACGGGATGATCCTGTCGGAAATTTTCGGCATCGTGCCGAAGATGTACATGGACACCCGGCTGATGGCACAGGCCAGGATCAAGCCGTATTCCCGTTCGGTTTCTCTGGATGCGTGCCTTAAGCACTTCGAAGGCATGAACCTGGGTGTCAAGGGTGATGAAGTCAAGAACATGCTGGGGCGCACTGCTGCGTCGCTATCACGAACCGAGATGCAGGGGTATGCCGCCTACTGTATGAACGATTGTGAGACGACGTACCAGCTGTTCCGACAGATGGCGGCAGGGTACCCGCGCAGCGAGCTTGAGATCATCGACATGACGCTGCGGATGTATCTCGCGCCGCGGCTGCGGCTGGACGAGACATTGCTGGCCGAGATTCTCCACGAAGCAAGGGCAAAGAAAGAGCAGCTGCTTGCTCAGCTGCCCGCCAACGTCACCAAGGCTGACCTCATGTCCAACCCCAAGTTTGCAGCGTTGCTGCAGGCACGGGGGGTTGAGGTTCCGCAGAAGACCAGCCCAACCACTGGACAGATCACATGGGCACTGGCCAAGACAGACACTGGATGGAAGCAGCTGGAAGAAGACTACGGGGATGATCCCGAGGTTGCGCCGCTATTGCTGGCGCGCATCTCAGCCAAGTCCACCATCGAGGAAACGCGGCTGGAGCGGCTGCTGGAGATCGCGCTCCATAAGAGATACTTCCGCATCCCCCTGCTGTACTACGCTGCCCACACTGGGCGCTATGGCGGCACGGATGGCATCAACGTCCAGAACTTCCCCCGCGTGGACAAGTCACGCATGCGCTACGCCGTGGTTGCCCCGAAAGACCACAAGATGGTCGCTGCCGACCTGGCGCAGATCGAGGCGCGCATCACGGCATGGCTGGCCGGCGAGACCAAGCTGGTGCTGGGCTTCAGGAATGCTGAAGACGTGTACTCAAACTTTGCCGCCACTGCATTCAGAGTCTCTACCCAAAAAGGCCGTTCGAAGGAAGACGACCGCCGGCGCTTCATCGGCAAGACCTGCATCCTGGGGCTTGGCTTCGGCATGTCGGATGTCCGGCTGCGCGCCACGTTGAGAGCAGCTGGCGTGAAGATGGAACTCAACGAGTGCATGAATCTGGTGAACGTATACCGGACCATGTACTCGGCCATCCCGAGGCTCTGGCGCAAGCTCGACGAGATGATCCCGTTGCTGGCAGGTGCTGGAACGGCGACGCTTGGGCCGGTGGTGTTCTCACCTGGCAAGGTCTCGCTGCCCAATGGTATGGAACTCGTGTATCCAAATCTCCGGTACGTGCAGTCAGAAGACTACGCCGGCTGGATGTACGACTTCGCTGGCGAGGCGCGGACTCTTTGGGGCGGCAAGTTGTGCGAGAATATCGTGCAGGCTCTGGCCCGCATCATTGTTATGGAGCACATGCTGACAATTAAGCACACGCTTAAATTATCGCCTTCACTTCAGGTGCATGATGAACTTGATTATGTGGTGCCCGAGCAGTACGCTGACAAGGTAGCAAGGGCCATCGGCAAGATGATGGCGGTGTCCCCTGCTTGGGCGCTGGATCTGCCCGTGGCGGTCGAAGTCAATGTCGGTGACACCTTTGGAGATTGCAAGTAATGGTTAAGCTTAAATTCAAGGGGTGCCTCACGCTGGGCATCACGCGCCGCGAGTTGCAGGAGTTCACGGCGGGGCGGCCGATCATCGTGGAGCTTGAAGACGTGGGCCTCAAGGGCCAACGCATCCTGCTGATCCCCGGTGAGGATGACCAGCAGCTGTACCGGATCATGTCCGAGGCTGCAACCGTCATCGAGCAGAATGGCAACGTGATCGAGATCGCGCAGACGCTGGAACACCTGAAGCGGACAAAGAACTGATGGCTAAGCCGTTCGCATGGAGCTACTCCGCACTGACGATGTTCGAGCAGTGCCCGAAGAAGCACTACCACCTGCAAGTCGTCAAGGACTTCAAGGACGCCGACTCGTCATGGTCCGCGGACGGCAAGGTTGTTCACGACGCCATGAAGAAGCGCGTCATCGACGGGGTTCCGTTCCCATTGCCGATGCGGCACTACGAAGCCGTGGCAGCCAAGTTCGCCGGAGCCAAGGGTGAGAAGCACGGCGAGATGAAGCTGGCACTAACCTCACACTTCAAGCCGTGCGACTACTTCGCGCCGGACGTGTGGGTGCGTGTCATCATTGACCTTGCCATTGTCCAGGGGACGACTGCAATTGTTGCAGACTGGAAAACCGGCAAGATCAAGGATGACCCAACACAGAACGGGCTGTGCGCGGCGGTGCTGGCACAGTGGATGCCTGAGCTGACCGACTTCACGACGCTGTTCGTGTGGCTGCAGTCGGGCAAGCTGACGAAGGCCACCTACACCCGCGAGTCCATCAAGACCGTGTGGGCAGAGTTGCTTCCACGCGTGCAGAAGATGGAGCTTGCACGCAAGTACACCGACTTCCCTGCGCAGCAGAGCGGGTTGTGCGGGTACTGCCCGGTCCACACCTGCCCGCACTACAAACCCCGTGGCTAGTCTCCCTAAAGACTTGTTCGGGATCGATGGGCGGCATCCGCATCCGAACCTGTGCGTACTACTCTCTAATGCTGTGAGCAGAGCCATCGCTCAATGCCCAAAGCCCGAACGTGAGGCATGGGAGCATACACGGCATCAGATGAATGTAGTTGCTGATACCGACCCGTTCTCCCGCAAGGTGTATGTCCACATCCTACTCAAGCACCGCGAGCTACTGGGGTTAAAGCTTCCGATGGACATGTTCGAAGGCTCTGATAGGGAGGCCACATTGCAGGAGCTAACCAAAGTGGTGCTGAAATATGCAGACCAGATCAGGACAGAACTGTTCTGCATCCGTGCGCAGCTGCCACCCGTGAAGCTGGTGAACTACATAACCAACGATGAAAGGCGGACAACGACCGTCGAGGTCATCTGCCGCAACGGCTTCACCGTGACGGATGAATTTGATTTCGGACCTGACAGCGACTTCTCGGATCTGCGTGCCAAGGTCATCATGGTGTACGACCTGCTTCCATGAGCACGACTCCAGAAGGCAAGGTCAAGGCGCAAGTGAAGAAGGTGCTGAACCATTACGGCTGCTACCACGAGTGGCCAGTGCCATATGGCTACGGCAAGTCGGGGCTGGACTGCACGGGACTGCTCAATGGAGTGCCGTTCTACATCGAGACGAAGGCACCGGGGCAACATCTGACGGCACGACAGGAAGCAACCAGGGCTGATATCCAAGCTGCTGGCGGTACGGTATTCGTCATCGGTGAGCGAATGATCAAGGGACGGCCGACCGGATTGAAGGACCTCGTGGAGTTTCTGGAATGCATCCGCCAGCTGCCATAATCAGTCCAAAGCATCGCGCCTTCGCTCTGCCGTACGACGCCGGGCTGGCGAGCCTTGTGCCACAGGCCAAGGAGTTCATGCACCCCGAGCGCGGCCGGATGATTCTTTTGCCACACGAACAGGCAACAACGCGGTTGGCCCGCAATATGGGGTTCACCGTGCCGGCCCCGATCCTGGCGCAGTACGACTGGGTGGGCAGCACGCCGTTCCGTACACAACAGGTGACGGCAGCGATGCTGACCATGCAGCCGCGGGCGTTTGTACTCAATGAAATGGGTACGGGCAAGACCCGAGCAACGCTGTTCGCGCTCGACTGGCTGATCCGCATTGGCGAAGTTCGTCGCGTGCTGGTGGTTGCTCCGCTGTCCACATTGAGCATCGTGTGGGACCGGGAGATCTTCCAGTACTTCCCGCATCTCACCACAGCTGTCCTGCACGGCACGAGGGCAAAGCGGCACGACATGCTGGCCAGTGACAAGCACATCTACATCGTGAACCACGATGGTGTGGAACTGATCCTCAAAGAAGTTCTGGAGCGCGGCGATATCGACTGCGTGGTGATTGACGAGCTTGCGGTGTATCGCAATGCGCGTACGGCCCGCTGGAAGGCGCTCAACCCCATCGTCAGCAAGGCCAAGTTTGCGTGGGGCCTCACCGGCAGCCCGACTCCCGGCGAGCCGACTGATGCGTGGGGGCAGGTGAAGATGCTGCGGCCGACGCAGGTGCCGAAGTACTTCAAGGAATTCCAGCGGGACACCATGATCCAGGTGTCGCCATTCCGGTGGGTGCCCAAGAAGGAAGCCAACGAGAAGGTGTTCTCGGTGATGCAGCCTTGTGTGAGGTTCACCAGGGACGACTGCGTGGAGCTTCCCGACACGAGTTATCAGACCCGCGAGACGCCGCTGTCCACACAGCAGCAGAAGATCCACGACGAGATGATCAAGAAGCTGAGGCTGGAGTTTGCCCAGGGGCGCGTGACCGCTGCCAACGAGGGCGTGCTGGTCTCGAAGCTGCTGCAGATCTGTGCCGGCTGGGTCTACACACAGGACCGTCGCGTGATAGCGCTCGATAACAAGCCACGGCTGCAGGCCCTGCAGGACTTCCTCGACGAAGCCGAGGGTAAGGTGATCGTGTTCGGAAGTTATATACATGTTGTTGAGAATCTTTTCGACATCATCAAGAAGTCCGGCAGGACCTGCTCGATGGTCCATGGCGGCACGCCGGGCGGGCAGCGTAATGCGATCTTCTCGGCTTTCAATCAGGACCCGGACCCGCGTATTCTCGTGGCCCACCCCGGCTGTATGGCACACGGTCTGACCCTTACTTCGGCATCGGTCACGGTGTGGTTTACCCCGGCACCTAGCCTGGAGATATACGAACAGGCCAATGCTCGCATGACTCGTCCTGGGCAGGAAAAAAAGACCGTGATTGCTCACTTGACAGGATCAAAAACCGAGAGTAAGTTGTATCAGAGGTTGAGGCAGCGCGCTTCGGTGCAGGGAGCACTGCTGGAGATGTTCGAAAACCAGGAGGTCGGGTGATCAAGGCGTTGATAGAAGAACGCAAGGCTAAGCGCCGTGCTTCGGCACTGCGCTGGTACCATACACACAAGAAGCAGGCCAGAGCCAAGAGTGCTGAGTGGTTCGCGGCCAACAAGCCGCACGTTTATGCGCAGATGGCTAAGCGGCGAGCCGCGCGACCATACATGTACCTCGTTTCGTGTGCGCGTACTCGATCTAAGAAGCGGGGCGTCAAGTGTGATCTAACGGTAGAATGGGCGGTCAGCCGTTGGACCGGCAGGTGTGAAGTCACAGGGCTACCGTTTAAGGTTGGATCTGCAGGCGCGGGTCCCTTCTCCCCTTCAATCGACAAGATTGATCCGAAGGGTGGTTATACGGTGCGGAATTGTAGGTTTGTACTCCACGCACTCAACTGCATGAAGGGGATTGGCACGGACAAGGACATGCTGCGAGTTGCAAAGGCAGTCGTCGCGGCATACAAATAATGGAGGTCGGTTAAGATGGCAACCAACATGACTTCCGCCCAAAAGGTGGAAGCGTATATCAAGCTCCGCGACTACAAGAAGGCGGCCAAGGCCGAGTTCGAGAAGGGCATGGAGCGCACCAGTCAGGCGATGGACAAGCTGGAGATCGAGCTACTTGCAGACCTGCAGGCATCCGGTGCAAAGTCCATTGCCTGCGACGCCGGCACGGTCTACCGTTCGGAGCAGCTGTCGGCCACGGTCGAGGATCGCAGCGAGTTTCTCAGTTTCGTCAAGAAGCACGGGGTGTGGGATGCCTTGGATGTGAAGGCCAACAAGACCGCTGTGCGTGATTACATGGAAGAACACGGCATGCCGATCCCCGGCGTGAAGGTGTCCATCCACCACACAATCGGAGTTCAGAGGAAGTAACATGAATCAAGTCGCAACAGTCGATCCGCGCCTGCCAGCATCCGTCCGCAAGCTGATGGGTCTGGTGACGCCCGAGGCATCCAACGAACTGACTGGTGGTGTTACCAGCGGTTTCCCCATCATCAGCTACAAGGGCAAGATCTGGCGCATCCGCAAGGGCGGTGAGGAAACGATGCACCTGGATGCCAACCAGCAGCCTGTGCCGTTCATTGACGTGGTGCTGATCAAGGCCAACCCGCACCCGTCCAAGATCTTCTACGACAAGCAGTACAGCGAGGGCAGCAACGAGGCCCCGCGCTGCTACTCCAACGATGGCATCCGCCCCGATGCCAACGTGCAGAACCCGATTGCACAGGTCTGCGCCGGCTGCCCCAACAATGCGTGGGGTTCGCGTATCACCGACCAGGGCAAGAAGTCGCGGGCCTGCAGCGACGCGCGCCGCATGGCGGTGGTGTTCGCTGACGACCTGGCTCATGGCGCGAATGATTGCGCGAAATATCTGCTCCGCGTGCCGCCGGCGTCCCTGAACCCGCTGAAGGACTATGCCGAGAAGGTGCTCAACCCCAAGGGCATCCCGTTCTTCGCTGTCGTCACGCGCATCTCGTTCGACGTGATGGCAACGCACCCGCAGTTCGCGCTGCGCGCGGCGCGGTTCCTGACCGATGCGGAAGCCGACATCGTGGCCGAGTTGCGTGATCACGCTGACGTGACCCGCATCTTGGCCGAAGCACAGGACTTCCCGGCTGTGGATGGGACTGCTGGCAACGTGGCCCAGCCCTCCGTCGCAACCACGGCAACACCCCCCGCGGCCGGGAAGCCCTCTCCTGCCAAGCCCGCCATGCGGGCAGCATCAGACGAGGAAGCAGGGGCCGACCTGCTGGCCAACATCCAGCCGGCCCCGGCTCCTGCCGCCGCCCCTGCGGCAGCGCCAAAGCCGCGCAAGCCGCGCGCCGCGGCGTCTGTCCCGGCCCCGGCTCCCGTGCCGTTGCAGGCAGCTGTTGAGAGTGAGGAAGAAGATGACATGGGCGGCCTGCTGGCCTCGACCCCCAGCCCCGCCCCTGTCGCCGCGGCACCCGCGCCGCGCCGTGCTGCTCCTGTCCCCGCGCCGGCTCCCGCCGTCTCCGGTGGTGGGGACTTCGACGCGCTCCTGGACACCATCCTGGGGTGATCGAAAGCAGCATGGAAGCGCCGGGGGAAGGCTCATTACCTGACCCCCCGGCGACGCGGGGTCTTTATCGTGCAACTGCTTGAATTCTTTGATCTGGTGCTCCCGGCCGCCGGGAAGGTTGTGCTTGCCCAGCGCGTGACCCGGACTGACCCCGTGGGCAGCCCGTACAACACGTTCCTGCACACCGTGGTGCCCCAGCATGCCGCTGCCCTGCCGGTCATCGACTCCTGGTCGGTGGGGCAGCGGGATGTCTATTATGCCCTGGCAGCCTACAGGCAGGGCTTACATCTCGACGCCAAGGGCAAGAGGGTGGTGCGCGTCAGGGACAACGTGGAGGCCCTACGGGCGCTCTGGTTCGACATCGACTTCAAGGGCAACTACCCCGACATCAAGACCGCTGCGCTGGCGCTGCGCGCGTTCTCGCAGGCCACCGGCATGCCGGCCCCGAGCATCCTGGTAGGCTCAGGGAACGGGATCCACACGTACTGGCCCTTGGATGCCGACCTGCCGCTGGACCGCTGGCAGCCCCTCGCAGACGCCCTGAAGGCGTGTGCCAAGGACAAGGGGCTGGACATCGATCCGGTGTGCACCGCCGACGCCTGCCGCGTGCTGCGCCCGCCGGGCACCGTCAACTGGAAAGACCCGAACAGCCCGAAGCCGGTCAAGATTCTGTACAGCACTGCCAAACAGCACACCTATGCGGACCTCGAAGCAGTGCTGCTTCCCTGGTTCGGTACCCCCAAGACTTATAACAGCACTGCCAAACAGAGGTTGGCTGTCAACGACGAGCTTTCGGCCAATGTCGGCGCCGCGGCCGCGCCCTCGAAATTTGCCAACATCGTGGTCCACTGTGGCGTCGCCCAGCACATCCTCAACACGCGCGGCAAGGACTGCACGGAGCCGGAATGGGTGGCAATGCTCCAGCTGCTCAGGCACTGCACAGACGGCGAAGACTTCGTGCACGTCGTCAGCGACGGCCACCCCGGCTACCAGCCAGGGGCGACCGATGCAAAGTGGCAGCAGCGATCAGTGACGGCAGGGCCGACCCTGTGCTCGACGTTCGACCAGTACGAAAGCTCGATCTGCGCCAAGTGCCCGCACCGGGGGGCGATCAAGTCTCCGATCATGGTGGGCATGGATGACACCATGCCGGTGATCGGCGGCATGCCACCGACCTATCGTGTCGCGCCGGACGGCCGCGGCACCGAGCGCCTGTTCCTCGACGCCAACAACCAGAAGCAGTGGGTCAAGATTCTGCGCCACACGGTCAGCAACTTGCGCGTGATGCGCTCCATTGCGACCGGCGAGCACCAGCTGACCTTCGATGTGAAGGTGCAGGACTCGAAGCCCTACACCCTGCAGCTGCCATCGTCAGCACTCGGCAACAGCCGTATGCTCACCGAGACGCTGGCCAAATACGCCTTCGTGCTGAAGGACAAGGAAGCAATCGCATTCAAGGACCTTATGGCTACCTGGCTCGAACGACTGCAGACCAACCGCCGCGTTGCCGACGTGACCGACCAGCTGGGATGGCTGATCGAGAAGAAAGACGAAGGTGAAGTCATCACCGGCTTCGCTGCCGGCCCGGCGGTGTTCTATGCAGATGGCAGAGTGCGCGAGGACGTGAAGCCTGCGCGCGAGTTCGCCAGCGTGGCGGTCCACTACGAACCAAAGGGGAGTCTCGACGCATGGAAGACAGTATCGAGCTTTCTTACGGACCAGGACAACCCTGCATTTACTGCGGCAATAGCCGCGGCGTTTGCTGCACCACTGCTGAGATTTACGGGTCACAATGGAGCCATACTCTCACTAGTCTCTACTGCGAGCGGTGTCGGCAAGTCATCTGCCTTGAAGTGCGCCCAGGGTGTGTGGGGGAGTCCGAAACACGGTATCAATGCTGTGGACGACACGCCCAAGAGCGTTGCCCGCAAAGTGGCCTTCCTCAACAACTTGCCAGCATTTTGGGACGAGCTTCGCGGCAGAAAAACCCTGGAGGATTTCCTTACCTTGGCGTTCCAGATTACACAGGGAAAAGACCGTACGAGATTAGACTCATCTGCCCAGCTGAGGGAAGTCCACACCTGGGAGACGATGATGGTTGTAGCTTCGAACGAGTCGATCTTTGAAGCCATGTCTCGCCACTCCGCAGGGTCTGACGCCGGCGCAGTGCGCGTATTCGAGATGACCATCGACCCGGTTGCATCAGACCGCAACCGTGCCGAGCTTGCAATCATGTTTGAGTCACTCAACAGCAACTACGGGCATGCGGGGCGCATCTACTCGCAGTACCTGGCCCAGCACGCCGGGGATGTGGAAGCCAAGGTCAAGGACATATACACGAAGATCGCCAAGCAGGGCACGATGGCGGCACAGGAGCGGTTCTGGTTCGCCATCGCCGCGGCCCTGATGACCGGCGCAATCGTCGCCAACCAGCTGCAGCTGACGAAGATCAACCTCTCGACGCTGCTCAACTACCTGATGAAAAACATCGACCGGCTGCGCGGCCGCACGACGAACGCAATGGACTCGTCGGACCCCTCGACGCTGGTGGCTGGATATCTTGCCGCACACCAGGACCGCGGGCTTGTGGTGCAGACGTTCCCAGCAACCAGGCAGAACACCAAGGGGTACCTGCCGACGTTCCCTACTGGTGTTCCGAAGTCCAACAAGATCTCGTACCACCTGGAACTGGACAGCAACACCGTCAGGCTCCCGAAGGCAGAGTTCGAACGCTGGCTGGAGTTCCGGCAGATGCCGGTCTACTCGACGATGCAGAAGCTGCGCAACGACTACGGAATGATCCAGCGCAGGTCAGTGCTGGGCATTGGCACGAGCTACGCGCTCACTTCACAGATCGTGTTGGAACTGCAGCTGAACAACATGCAGGCCGACCGGGCTAGATCGGATGATTCTTTGAATCCCGCCGATAGCCCCGATTCGCTGCCACTGAGCGTACCCGAAGGTTAGACCTGGCGTTGCTGCCACCGCTGTCCAGCGGGCGCTTGTGGTCCACGTCCTTGCCGTCGCCCTTGTGCGCGAGGCCAGCCTTGATCATGGCCGCCCGTGCACGGTTGCGTGCCATGCGGTGGCGCACCTGCTCAGGGCTGTTTTCGTACTCGGTGGCCCGTGTGTAATCCCGTGGTTTATTCATCGTTGTAGCCCTCGAAGTCTTCGGCCAGCTGGCGCTCGCTAGGCCGCAAGTTTGCCGTGTACCGGAGGTTGCTGGCCTCAGTCTTGCGCATGGCCTGTCGCGCCCTGATAAGCGCCGATGCAGTGATGCGGTGGATCGGCCGCTTGCTATTGAAGGCGTCGATCTTCGCGCGGACTTCCTGTCTGTCTTCCATGTCGGCCAATGCCCACCGCCGAAGCAGCGCCGCCCGCTGGTCGGCCTCATACGCCTTCTGCGTGTTGATAGCCCCACGCTTTTCGTACAGCTGCTCGATACGTGCCGGCTGTACACCGAGCGACTGCCAGAACAGATCAATAGGATGCAGGTTTTCAGGACTCTCGATCATCGCCCCGCGCGTATCGACAATGCCGGTCTGACTGTAGCGCAGGGCCTTCGACACATCTGAGAACATCTTTGGCAGGAGCATCTCCGTGCCGCGCCAGGGCTGTCCTTCCATCATGTACTTCATGCCGCTGTGAAACCGCATGCCAAGGTTCAGCGTAGGACCGCCAAGCCCCTTAACCAGGCTGCCCAGCAGCGACTCGGTAGTGTCCGCCTTCAGGTCCAGCATATACAGAGACCCCAGCGACAAGCTGGTAGCGTAGTCCTGCCCCAAAGCAGTCGGCAGGCCGCGAGCGAGTACCTGACCGAGGTCGGTCCCCAGGGCAGCGTTGGCTGCATCGTGGACCCACTTGTCATAGATGTCTCCAGACATTGCATTGGTCCAGGTGTACGGCTCCTTCTGGTCTGCGCCGCCGCCCAAAAGGACTGCCGCAGCGCCCAGCGCCCACTTGATAGGCTGAAGCATCACACCCGTCATGCCTCCCACGACGGCATGCGACATCAACAACCCTGCGATGGTTTTTGCCCCCTCCCTGCGTTCCTGCTGGCTTGCGCCTCGCCGGGCACGATAGAAGTTGTCAATCAGGAGCGCATACATGCCCTGCGGGTATTTCATGAACTGAAACACCAATGGGCTGGCACGGCCAAGCGGGCCACCACGACCAAACAGACGCGGGGCGTTGGATGCGCTGTAGTTCATGTGCGTCTTGGATACGGCAGATCTGGCATACGCGGCGGCGGCTTCCTGCGTCATCTGTCGCGGGCCTGGCTCACGGGCCAGGTCGTAGGCCGCGATGGCAGAAACAACGCGGTTATTCACTTCAGTCAGGTGCGACATGATGCGCGTAGCATCCAGAAGACGCTGAGCCTGACTGTTACCCTTGCCCTCCGACATATTACGCAGCTCGGTGGCAGTGGTGATCTCCAGTGCACCCTGCTGCTTCAGCTTGTCCAACAGCTTCATGTATTCGGCGGCCTGCGCAGGCGGGCTGCGCTGCCTGATCCAGCCCTCAATCTGCTCCAGTACTTCAAACGCGTCCTCACCCGTAGAAGCAGAAATAGCTGCCTTGGCTCCAAGCCATGAGCGTCCCGTCTGGGTCAGGAGGGGATGCGCAATCAGCTTCTGCGCCCGCAGCAGCGCACCGACCGCTTTCGCCGTGCCATGCCGTGCCGCCAGCCAGGGCAGCATGACCATTGGTACCTGCATGCTGTTACGGAACCAGTAGGCCGGCGACAGCAGCATGAACAGCTGCGACAGCTGCGTGCCTTTCTGGATCAGCGGGATCACCTTGCTCGGTGTAGCCGCAAGAGTATCGCGTGCCTTCAGTTCACGATAAATATGCCCAAGCTTTACGCTGTCGAGCGGGCTTTTAATTTTATGTTCTGCGACCTTCTTGATGAACTGATCCATGCGGTACAGCGCATCACTCATGACGTGGCCATAACGCAGCTGCGCAATATGGTAGGCAGCACCTTCAGTGTAACGGGCCATCGCCTGCTGCGCGTTGTCTGCCTCGGCACCGAGGATGTTCTCGCGGCGGCGCTGATGCTGACGGAAAGATGCGTCAGCCAGCTGCTCCATGTACAGTTCCTTGATTGCGTTCTGTGCTGCCGGATTGCCGGTGAGCTTGTCCATCACACGGCTAAGCCGGTCGTCGGACTTGAGCAGCGTCGGGCCGTTGAGGAACTCATTTTTCAGTTCCACATCGCTGGTACCAGTTTCGCCATATTCCTGCACCAGCACCTGGCGTACGGCTTCAGCCTCGGCACGGGTCTTGCGGTACTGCACTTCAAACTGCACGACACTCCCGGTCCACGACCCGTCGGGGTTGCGCTCTACCCGCGCCGAACGAGTGACTTCCTTGGCCGCCTCGGTATTGGCCCAGGTACGCGCCTCCTTCTTGTCCTGGAAAGTCTTATGGTCGAGTATCAGGTTGGCGTGGACAACGTAGTCGCCTTCACGGAACAGCGGCGCATACGGCCCCTGCTGCATCTTCGGAATGCGAGCAATGGCGGCGACAGTAGATGCCATATCGTCTGACAGAACACTGACTGTGGCCTCAAACTGCCCTGTTTTTTTATCCTTGCTGATTTCAGTGAACTGCATCGACGGGTTGTCCGCCTGCTCGTTGGCAGCCCACTGCTCAGCTTCTTCCCGCGTGCCGAAAGTCTGCTGCTTGCCGAACTCCTTCTGGATGCCGCTTACAGTATCAAGTCCGAGCCGCTGGACGCTGCCTTCATCGTACTTGGCGTTGAACTGCTTCTTGGTCATGACGACGGTATCCCCACCTGTCAGGGCGGGGCGCAAAGCATTCAACGCGCGCAGGCTCGCAAGCTGCTGAATCGTGCGGCCATACATGTCGCGCAACCTGCCATACAAGCGAGTCCATTCCGGGTCAATGGCCTGCAGGCGGGCACGCAGCTCGGCGTGTACCTTCTTCATTTCGTCAGACTTGACGTGCTCATTGCCAGGCGCGTCCAGGTCACGATCAGGGAACACCCGCTCCAGGGATGATTCTGCTTCGATACGCGCGAACTCAATCGCCTGATCGTCGTATTTCTCCGCCAGCTGGGTCCATTCGCGGTTGATCGCCTTGCCGCCAGGGCGGGCCTCAGTACCCTGCTTGACGGCAGAGATGTTGGCGTCACGCTCGGATGCGGCGACATGATAGTCACTCAGTCCACTGCTTCCTTCGTCGGTGTCGTAGAACGCCCTGTGGTACTGGTCGGCAATCTGCTCCTGCGACATTGCCGACAACAACATGCGGTCGCCAACATCACCAAGGTTCAGTTTCTTGTCACGGGCGCGCTTATAGATGTCGTTGGTAACACGGTTGGACCGCAACAAGCGGTCCATTGCGGCACCAACGTGTTCCCGTATAGCGTTGTCGGGCACGTTCTCCAGCGCCCACTTCATGCCGTTGGTAGCTTCTGACCGCTCACCAGTCAGGAGCGACTCGCTCAGCTGCATGATGGCATCCAGGGCGTTGTCGGCCTGGTATCCATCCAGATGCAGGGCACGCCTGACAAACTTGACAAACTTACTCCAACCGGACTCCTGCATATCAATCTGCACGCCACGCAGGAAGTCCTGAAACTCGGGGTTAGAGAACGCCTCGGCAACAAACTCAGCCTCGACATTGGTCTTGGCCGTCAAACCGTAATGCTTGCTATAGTCCATGCCCTGCTTCGTTGCAGCTGTACGAACCATATCTACAAGGCTGCGCAGTTGTGCACGAAGCGCACCGTTAGCCTCAAGCTGTCCAACCGTGGCAGCGTGAACTGTCTCATGCGTGACGGCATGAATGAATGCCGCCATCGGATCAATGCCCTTCTCTCGGGCGGCATTCAGGAGCGCCCGGTTGAGCTTGATGGTGCGGTTGCCGTTTGCATCGACTGCAAACTGGCCCGTACGGCCCCCACGTCCTATACGGTCATCCCACGACAGATGCACATCATCGAGGTTCAGCTTACCCAGCTGGTCAAGCAGCTGCCGCTGCAGTCCTGACTTGACGTAGGTGCTGAACAGCCTGACCACATCCCCGGCACTGATCTTGTTGTTGGTTTCGAGGTTATCCGCGAGTGCCTGAGCAGCTTCGGTGAGCGACTTTACGAAAGCATACGGGTTAAGTGGAGCATCAGGGGCCTTCTTGATGCGCTTGGCCAGCTGGGCATTGATGGCGGCTTCGCGGACCACCTGGGTCTTTTTGTCGGTCACCAGCCGGGCTTCACGCGCAAGCTCGATCTCCGTAGCCGGCCGACGGGCCGACACGACATTACGCTCAGCCAGGAACATTTCATTCAGCCGTGCATCGTCCAGCTGCCCCGTTGGAGTGGTAGGGACGATCAGCATGCCGTTCTCATCAAAGCGAAATCCGAAAGCCTTGAACAACTTGACGAACGGCTCGACAACCTTTGTCTTGTAGTTAGCCCCACGCTCACTGTTTACAGCCGCAGGACTCAATGCTGCACGCAGCATCTGCAGGTCCTGCAAAGTCAGCGGCTCGATCCATCGACGTTCCAGTTTGTCGGAGCCACCCTGCCTGGCAATGAACCCGGAAATCTTCGTGATGACTGGCGCAATGGCAGCCTCGTACATCGGGTTGCCCTTCATTGCTTCATGGAGCACGCCCCCCAACTCAAACCTACCGGCAAGGCGTTTCAGGTTGATGGCGTTCTGCACCAACCGCCCTTTTGCGGTATGTGCAAACTGCAGTACAACAGGCTCCATACGAGCAGCGGCCTGTGCTTGTGCAAGCGACTCGGCACGCATGAGCTTCGACAGAGCATAAACAATGCCGTCAGGAGTCTTGCGGTCGGTGATGTACTTGACGGAGGCATTGTACTTGTCAGCCTCCTTGAGGACGTTGAAAGATGCACCGTGCATCTGCGAAAGTATCTTGCCGTAGGCAAGCAGCACCTTCAGGTATGCATCGGCCAGGGCCACTCGTGTGCGCTTGGCGGCGCTGTCGGCGGCTTTCATCTCGTCGCGGATGAACCTGACTGATGCCTCGCCACTCTCAGTCAGCAGCTTCACCGACTGGTCTACTTCCTCATACGTACGCTTTACACGCGCTGCATGCTCCGCACGTTTTGCGTCCCCGCCCTCACGTACCTTGCGCGGGACGTTGAGGTCAAACAGCTGCCGGACGCCAAGCACGGCGCTTTTCATCGTCCTGGCGTTACCCTCACGATCTTTGCGCTGGCGGCGGCTGACCAGGGTCTCCGTAGGCTGTCCTTCCTTTTGCACGACGGCGGCATGCTCGGTAGCCCGGCCGGTGATGCCCTGGGAAGACACGCCCGAACCCATTTCACGGTTTGTTACGCGGTCGAACGCACGGCCGATCAGTTCCTTTTTCTCGGATGGGCGAGTGTGTGCAGCCATAAGCTCGCGCGCACTACGTCCCGCCGGCGACTCGATGCCTGTCGCTCCAGCAGCGATGCGTTCCTGCATCGGCCTGTCACTGGCAACCGCCGACGCATTGACCCTGGCAGTCAGCTTGACATCAGTTGGCCGCTCTACTTCCTCTTTCTCCTTGCTCTTTTCAGCGGCGGCCATCACATCCACTGCGTTCAGGAACATGTGCTCGAACTCGACAGAATCTTCTGGCGGTATTTCGCGCGTCTTGGCTGCCTCGACCAGTTCTGCGTGTGCGTACGGGTTAGCCAGATCGCCATGCCCGATCGTGAACGCGTTATCTTCTTCCTCATGTGACTGCGGGGCAGGGGATATTCCACGAAACCCTTTCGGGTTCACCTTATGGCCGACAGCCATAATGCGCTCGGCTGCCGTAGTCGGCTTCGTGGAGGCCAGATGGACCCCCAGCTGCCGGGAGATCATACGTGCAGCTTTCTCGTCCTTATTCTCGATTGCTGTTTTCAGAAGTTCAAACAGCTTCGAGTAACGGTCGGCCTGTGCCACCTTGCTGAACGTGTACGAGCCAGGTGGCAGGAACCCACCAACCTCGCCCACCTTCTCCAGCGTGCGGGTATCGGTGGCTACCCGCCCTAGTCTCTGCAGAACTTCGTCGGGGGTCTTAACGTCGCGCGTGGCACTCAGTGCAAGGTCGCGCGCATTGGCCCGGTCCCGCAATGTCTGCTCGATGGTTGTGCGAGTGCGACGCTGAAGCGCGGGAATATTGCCCGCCTGCTTCTCCTGCGCGATGAGTTCGTTGCGCCGCTGGATGGACTGCTCAGCAGTCATCACATGGGTAGTGCGGTCCGGGAACTCGCGGTCCCACGCCGATGCACGGCGCAGCGCGTCCAGGTTGGTGGCAACCAATGCAGAACGCGTTACAGCGCCATTCTTGTCACGCTGCTCGACTGCAATGTTGGCCCCAGCAGGCTTACCAGTACCGGAACCGGTGACTGCGCCGAGGATCTCCTGCATCGAGTGGCCACCGGCCTTCATGCCGATCACTTCGTCGGCCACCTGGCGGTTCTTGGCAATCAGCGTGCCGCCCTTGTCATCGAAGTTGGCCAGCGGGACACCCACGCCACGAAGCTCATCGAAGCGACCTGTTTCCCGCAGGTGCTGAATATTCGCCGCCGACAGGTACACACCTTCGCGCATGTTGTCGGGGTTAGCCAGATCACGCATCTGTGCATCGAGATACAGGAATGGCTCGGCTGATGGCTCATCATCCATCTCGCCGGGGCGCTGGGTCAACGAGGCGGACTGGCTCGTAACCGGGTCAACACGAGCGTACAGCCCTTCCGACAGCTGCCCTGAATCGTACAGGGCCGCCGCGGCCTGGTTGGCTTCCTCGGACGTAGCAAACACCTGCTGCTGAAGCACGTCACCGTTGCCACCGAAAACACTCAACTGAAAGCCCTGCTTCAATACGCCAGGTGCGGTGGGTGGCGCACTCTGTGAAGGCAGTGGAGCAGTGCCTGGGCCGAGCGGGGCCGCCGGCGCTGGATTGAACATGTCCAGCTGGTTCTCATCGGCAGCAGTGCCAAGGTACGTGCCTGGGGCACCGGACTCGTTGCCGCGGAAACCCTCGGGCTGCGACAGGTCCGGGGCCTGCGGTTCCGGTATCGGAGCCACATAGTCGGGGCCACGCCCCCGCACAATATCCGTTCGCCCCAGCCCTCGCTGGCGGTAGCGGCCGCCCTGGCGGATGTCAGCCCCCTGCGTCAGCGGGAGTTCCTGCTGCGTGTTACGAACGTAGGTGCTTGGCAGTGAGCGGGCGAACCGCTCCTGATCCTCATCGAACTGCGGCAGCATGGATTCCTGCTGCACGGGGTACAGCCCCTGCCCAGGGGCAAAGTTCTGCGCAAGCCCACGCCGAGGGCCAGGTTGGCGCAGCTGCTCCTGCAGGGTGTTGTACCCAGCCACTTCCTCCTGTGCGGTGCTGGAAGGCTGATCGAACAGGTCCCCCATCATGCCGTCGCGTCGAATGTTCCCTGCTACCTCACCCCCAGCAACAATCGCCTGCTGAATGTCCAAAGGAACAGGGCCAAGATCGAGCGCCCGCTGCCTTGGGGCACGTAGACCGATGTCCGGCGCAATGGGGTACATTGACCCTTCACGGCGATGCGCCAGCAACGCAACAGCACTGTCTTCCGTCGGGTCGCGCAGCGGGTCAAAGTTTGATCCAAACTCACCCGTAGAATCGTAGCCCGCGGGCTGCCCCGTGTACCCTCCAGGCGGCGGCTCCTGCTGCTTGAACACATCATCGAACGATGCAGGACCAGAAGGCGGCGGGGGTGTTTCTTCTCCTGCTCCCGGCGTGGCGTTGGGGGCGATTGGGACACGCTGGCCAGGACCCACCAGGCCCGTAGTCACACCACCCAACAAGCCACCAACGACTGCACCAGCCGTTGACTGCTCGGCCACGCCCTGGAACAAGGGGCGGCTATTGTCGTAGACCTTGGCAGCGAAGTTCTGTGCGGCCTGCTCGTTGCCCGACTGCAGTGCTTCCTGTCCGGCCTCAATGCCGCCACCCGCCACCGCCAGTGCCATGCGACCGCTGGCGGACTCGAATACGGGCTTCAAGTAGCGCCCCGCCATCGCACCGATGGCACCGGTGATCAGGCCACCCACCAACGGCGCATAGCCCTGTGCCTCAGTGATCAGCGTCTGCCGTGCCGTGGTGTCATCCGCACCCTGCGCGATCAGGTCCCGATACCGTTGTGAGCCGGCCTGCAGTTCTTCCGGCTTGGCCTGCTCAACTTCGTGCGCGACGTTGGACGCAATCTGCCCAACTGACAGGATGCCTTCGGATGCACCGAGGTACTTGATGGCGTTGGCCGCCATCGCCGCACCCTGCGCCCCCTTGATGCCGGCAGCAGCCTTCAACCAGATTGCACCGGGGAGTATCGTAACCAGGGTTGACGGTGCGTTCTGCGCGAGCGCGAGGCCGAGCGTGGCCATCGTCTCTGTGATGCCACCACGCCACACACTGTTCTGCGGATCGAGTGACAGGAACTGCCGTGCGGCACGCTCCTGCGATTCGGGCGACATGCTGGTGTACCAGTTGTCTGCAAACTGCTCTGTTGACTGACGAGCACTGGTCAGTCCTTCCGTGACTGCATTATCGCTTCCCAGCAGCTGTCTGGAGCCATACTCCAATGCACCGACGCCCATAGCGCCGACCTGGCCAACGCCCGACATGAATGCCTTGCCATAATCAGCCAGGCCAGGCTCTGCAGGCGCGGGTCCAGCCGGCTGCAGCGAGCGCAGGCGTGAAAGCAGGTCAGATCCCGGAGGCTGCCCAGGCGTCGGAATAGCCGAGCGCGCACGCACAGCAATCTTTGCAAGATGCTGCTTGGTGTTCTCCGGTATGTCGGAGTCCGGCCCCAGGTCCGGCATCGGTGCATACGGGAAGATGGCGCTGTAGTTGCTCACTTCTTCGGTCGCTGCGCCTGTGGCAGGTCGGCAGCCTCAAGTGCTGCCTGAAGCTGCCCTATAGAAGCTACTCGCTTGGCTTCAGCCAGTGCTCGCTCTGCGCTGATGGCCCCCTGGTACCTCTGCTTGATCTCGGCAGCGAGAAGCGCAATGTCGGGTATGTCAGCAGGATCGACAATCCCACTCTCGTCCTCTTGCAGGTTCTTGCGGAACGCAGCCTCGGCCGCGCGGAACGCGGTGCTATCCACATAAGCGCCAGCACCGCCACGCGCCTTTTCCGCCGCCAGCTCCACGCGCAGGGCGTCAGTTTCCTGGTTGGATCGTGCGTTGATCATTGCTGCCCAGCCCGCACGATCCTTGTACGTGGAGTCGGTCCTCACCTTCTGGTTCTCGCGTTCCTCGTCGCGCATCGACTTGGCGTACAGCCCCCACTTGGCCGGGTCCGCAGCTGCCTCAGCCAGATGCATTGCTGTTTCAGGGTCGATGGCCTTCACGGTATTGGGGATTGGCTTACCAGTCTTCTCATTGACTTCGAAGCCGACAATGTGCTGACCCTGAACACCGAACTGCATGCTGGTGCCGGACGGCAGGTAGTGCCATGCGGTCTTGTAGGCCGCCATCGCTCCCTTGTTGTTACCACCCTGCTGGAGCAGTGCACCCTGACGCGCGTAGTGCGCGAAGCCTTCCTGCTGCTTCTGCTTGATGATGGCATCGACCTGATCATCAACCAGTTCCGGGTTGCCTTCTCCACCCTCCAGCATGGCATTGAGCAGTGCGCGACGATACTTCGTCCAGTCAGCGCGCGAAAAGTCCGGGATGTCGGTCTGATCGACATCAGTGATATCCACCATTGCAGCAACTGGTGCGGCTGCAGCAGTCGGCGCTGCGCTGCGCCCACTGGTGCGCTTACTCAAAGCCGTGACGGCGGCCGACGTGCTCCCTGGGTTTGACGGCGCAACCCAGTCCGAGTTGTGCTGCCGCGCCACCATTGCGCCACTACGCCCTGGTGCCGCTGGTGCAGCGGGGGTTGGAGCAGGAGCGGGTGCTACTTGTCTTCCGGCAAACGGAGGGGTCTGCCCACGAGCAAGGGCGGCGGCGCGGGCATTGTTTACCCAATCAGCACCGTAAGCCAATGGCTGACGCTTATCCGAAGCAGTATCGAACTGCTGCGCCTGCACAGCATCAGCGTTGTAGTCGATGGCCGATTGCCTATCCCTGATGCTCTGAACGTAGGCGGCCTCTTTTGCATTACGCTGAGCTACGACCTCCAGTGCGCGCTTCTTCGCCATCTCCAGGGCGTTGTCTGGAGTACCATCGGCAAACCCCTCTGGTTCATCTCCAATCAGAGTCTGCTCCAGTCCGGTACTAGGGTCGTCCCCCTGCGTACCGCCGACATCGTAGTCAGCACCGTAAGAAGGTGCCGCAGCAAAACCAGCAGCAGGAATGGCGGCTTTCGGGCGGCGGAACAAGCCCCGTAACCGGGAAAAAGACTGACGCATGCGGTCCTGAATCGGATCACTCAGCCCTGATGGGTCAACCATGTACGGGGACGTATCGAGCGAACTCTCCCCCAACGCCGACGAAATGCGGTCACTGCGATGCCGTTTCTGCGCAACCCCCAACGCACCAGTCTCGATGGCCTGCTGCCGCAGCTTGCGGAACTGCTTGTTTTCTTCCCAACGGTCGCGGGCATCACGGCCGGCGGCGAAACTTGCGGGTACGTCTTCCCAACCCATTGTCGTTACCTCACGCCATCGCAGCGCGCTGCTGGGCCGCAGGAGTATGGTACTTCTGCAGCAGCTTGTCGAAGAACTCCCGTCCCTTGGCCTGCACCACATCGGCGGGGATCACGTACTCCTTGACCGACAGCATGGCAGGCACCTGATCATCGATGCCACTGCCGTCTCCAGGCCCCTGGACCGGCCCCACCTGCTGCATGGGGATAGCCTGCCGCGGCTCGCCGCCATCAGCCATGAACATGCCTGCAATGCCGGCCACGCCACTGATGGCCCCGGTGATCGAGTCGCTGTTCTGCTTGGCGGCCGCCGAGGCATTCTGGAAGCCCTGGGTCGAGATGTTGGACGCGGAGTTGTACCCCTGCAGGGCTGTGTTCAGCCCCTGCCCGGCCGCGCCGAAGGATGCCGCCCCGCCGGCGGTGGTCGCATTTGCATTGCCCACCTGCGAGTTGCCAGCGTTGAGTACCTGACCGTACGCACCGGCCACGTTGGATGGGTACCCCTTGCCGATGTTCAGCGCCTCGGCACGGAGCGAACGGCCAACGGCTTCAGTGTTACGGGCCGCGTTGGTGCCCGCCGCAGCCTGGGCCTGGGCCTGGGCCGTGCGGACGCCAACATCGAGGGCCTGGTTGCGCACCATGCTCGGGTCAACGCCGTAGCCCTCCAGCCTCTGCAGAGCGTTGGTACGCTGTGCGTCGAACGACTGGTTGACATCGGCAATGGCCCGACTGCGGTCCGCCGCCCGTCGGGTGGGCGAGTCGTAGTTCTGGAAGTCCTTGACCAGGTTGTCTTCGAGTGGCTGGTAGATCTGCTGGTAACGGCTGCGGTCGAGCCTGGCATTGGCCAGCTGCTCGTCCTGCACGGCGTTCTGCTTGCCCAGCACCTGCTGGAGCGTTTCGCGGTTCTTCGCGTCCTGCTCTTTGGCCCACGCAAGCTGGTCGGCAGAATTCTGCCGCGCAATGTCCGCCGTCTCCTTGGATGAGTCAGCCAGCGGCTGCAAGTTTGGCGGGTCGGGTGCTTTCTTTGACATAGTACTTGGACCTCATCCAGTCATCGCGCGTGAAGCGAAGGAAGTGAAGCCCCCCATCGGGGTGCGCGCCTTCCGCAAAGAATACTTCCTTGAATCCGAGCCGGCGGTCGATGTCGAGGGCAAGGGTGTTGCCAGAAGGCACAACGCCGAAGACCATTGCAAGGTCGAGGACTTCGAAGGGGTACCGGAACGCGCGTCGAATAAAATCGCGCGTGATCCAGGGACCTTCCCCGGCCATATGCATACGACAGCACGTCCCTGTAAACCCTTCATATCCAACGACGGCGATGATGTGGTCATCGACGACTCGCGCGAGTGCGCGGAAGTCAGAAGACCAAGGCAGGCCAATACGCTGACGAAGCCAGTCATGAATGACGAAGGGCGGTGTTGACGTATAGAAGTCACTCACTAGAACTCTTTGCAATCAGGAAGCGGGAATGTGACCTTCGAAAGCTTGTGATACTCGAAGATCGTTTTCTGCAGGGTCTCCAGGTACAACTGCTTCAGGGTGGGGTTGTCGGTCCTGCAGTGCATGGCCCTCATGGCGAGGATGCGACCCTCCAGGTCTACCGCCCTGGCCTGCACCAGCTGCTGGCGGATTTCCTGCGTATCAGCGGCTGAGGCAAACCCCGGATAGATCGACGGGATAAAGCCGCAGGCCAGTGCGATGTGTGTTGCGAGTCCCATACCAATAACTCCTGTAGTGATTGCCATAAACCATCTCCACGCAACAACATCTTCCGCGTCCGCGTCGTGGCCAGGGGGGCGCAGTCGTCCTGCCATACTGAGTACTTCCTCGATCATGGTGTGTCGCTTTGCGTCCTGCGCCAGTAGCGAATGCCGACAGTTGCAAAAAAGAGCGACACCAGCATGATCTGGTACCACACCGGTGTCTTGGCGAGGGCGGCGAACCCCTTCAGGACGTAAATGTCCAGCCCTGGGATGAAGGCCATCACCGCCGGCATGCTGACAACAATCAGTGTATACTCATCCTTCCATGACGAGGCGGCCTGCCGGGCGAACTCCATCTCCCAGTTCGCATCGGCCGTCAGGCCCTGCGATACCAGTTCAATCTGCCGGGTCTTCTGCGCAAGCAGCAGTTCGTGGTCCTTGATCCGTGCCTCGGATTCGAACTTCGCCTGTTCGACTTTCAGCTCCGCCCGACGCTTGAAATAATCTGCGACAGGGCCGGTGAGGCCGGTAATGGCATCTGTGAGCAGACTCATGGAGTACCTCCGATACCAGCGATATCCCGCCAGTTCTTCTGCTGCAAGTGCGCCAGTTCCGAGAATCTTGGCTCGTTCGCCAGCGACTGTAAACCAACCTTCTCTGCCAATGCAATAGCCCGCCCATACAACGACTTATCGTTCCACTGGGGCTTGCCAAGCAGCATCGGCACGAAGTCCAGGGCCAGGCCGAAATTGTGCGCCGACTGCCCCCCACGGGCGTTGGTGACGGTGCGGCCCATCGGCCGGCGCGTCGTCACGTCCTTGCCTTTGACCGTGCGGCCAACCTTGTACAGTTCGTCCTGCTCCGCACTCGTCCGCAGGGTGCAGTAGATCAGCACTGTCAGGCCGGCGGTGCGGCACTCCGCCTGCCACTTGTAGGCCAGTGCGGCAAACTCCGGTCGGCAGTCATTGAGGCTGGTGGAGGGCATTACAGCGCCGCCATGATGTAGAGGATCAGTTCGGTGTAGATCAAGCTATACCGGCCATTCTCCTTGGAGAGGAACGCCAGCTTGTCCGGGTCGATGCCTGCTTCGCGCGCAGCCTGTTCGACTTCCTGCGCGTACAGGCCGATGTGAATCTTGCCGTCAGGCTCCGACTTCCACCGGTACTTGCGGATCATCCGCTTCAGCGTCCATGCAAAGGTTTCATCCCTGGACGAGAACGGGCCAGCATCTTCCTTGAGGGTCTGATCGGACGTGACATGCAGTGCATTCACGCTCCAGATGTCTGCCCACGGCTTGCCTGATGATCCCAATGCACGAGTGCCATTCGTGTCAGGCTCCGTGTTCCCCTGACCGAGTACAATCGTCGATCCGTAAATATTAAGCGGGATGTATGTAGTAGTGCTGTTCCTATACGCCTGAACGAATCCTGCGGATGCGCCAGCCGAGTATCCGACCTGGACTGCGTTGTCTATCGCACCATCCAGCTCGTCCCCCCACTGCCCGTTGCCCTGGATCTCCATGCCGAAGCCAGTGACCATGCCGACGCCATCGGACACTTCCAGCAGATCGGGACCGGCCTTGATGCCTGACCTCGCCCACAAATAAGTGTAGACCTCTGCACAGTTGCGCGGCGGCACCTGATTCCACGGCTCGGGGCTGGCCGAAATAGCTGGGCCACATATGCGTACGGAGTTGTTGCCCCACACGCCCAGCTGCATCCAGTCCTCGGAAGAATTGGATACGTGCACACCCCAAACTGACCTGATGCTCCCGGCTGTGTCGTCGCTATCCACGAACCGCGAGAAAAACCCGCAGTGCTGTACGTCGCTACCGTTACTGTCAACGCCCTCGAAACTAATGGCATTCTCGTCGTCGGCCTTGACGTTGCGCATGACCAGGAAGGTGTGGCTGCCAACACCTGTCCGGTTCATCAGGATCAGCTGTGCGGCTTCACGCGTTACACCAACCGCCCCCACCTGCCCGGCGAGGACCATACCGCCATCAACCGAAACTATAGGTGCCCCACCATGATCCAGCTGCGACAGGGCATGCGACATCGACGAGTACCGCGCCGTCCAGCCCCAGGGGTAGGACAGATCCACTGGAGTAACGCCAGCGGCAATTTCTGCAGCGGATATCGGGAACGAACCTGTAATCGCCACCCACGCGCCACCCTGGCGGACTTCATGCTGCGAAGTGGTGCTGTTGTAGATGATCGTGCCGTCTTGCGGGTTCTTGAGATCATCCCGCATGGCCGTGGTCATCGTCGGCGGGTCCTGGCCGAGCGTCACCAGCCGGTCCGCACCTTGTACCTGCGCCAGCCCCAAAGCCACGAGGTCGCTCACACGGACGTAGGAGTCCATCAAGTTGCGGGTCCGCCTGGCACCGATCTCGGTGTTCTCACGCAACAAGTTGATGGCCTTGGTGTGCGACTGCGGGTCGTCCGAAACCTCCGGTACTGTCGGGGTCTGACTATTAGGGCGGAGCCACAACGTCTTCATATACGGTCCAGCGCCTTGGCAGTCTCAGCGATCTGCACGTTGCGCATGGTTGTGTTGCCATACATCTCGAACTGCCACTCGTCGCTCTTGTAACCGGACGGCAGGCGGTGGATGTCGCCGTCATGGATGAAGTGGTCGTACCGCACAATGCCGTCGGCGTACACAATGAATCGCACGTATGGCAGGACCTCATCGACCAGATCCAGCATGTAAAGCTCGCTGCCCCCGATGGGATGTCGCCCGTTCACCGTGGCTGAATGCGCCTGGATTCGTCCGCCTACGCAGCCCATTGAGCCGATAGACGCCAACCGCCCGGCGGCGAAGCGCGTGTTGTTGAATGTGGCGTGCCCCGTAATGATGCTCTCACCAAGAACGGGAGCCTCAGTGTCAAAGTTCAGGCGAAACGCGCCGTAGTTGAACGGTTTGTCCATCTGAAAGATTTTCGACTTCCACCGCCACGACACCGGCTTCGTCCCTATCGGGTTCCACTCCATTGCAAAATTGTTGGCCAGGATCGAGACGTTGCCGGTATACGGGTCGGTCTCGATGCCGACCACGTTCCTGAACGACGTGAGGTCGATGAACTTTGCGGCCTGTTCCGTGGGGTCGATGATGAACCCTTTGGACGAGCTGTAGAAGGCAATGTACTGTGCCCCAAGCTGCGCAGCGAAAATCGTGGAAGGGCTGTACTCCGCCCACTCCTTCTTGGTGAACAGGCTCTGCGTGAGCGGAATGACACCCGACGTGTTGACCAGCTTCAAACCATCAATGGACGGATACACCGCGCCGGCGATAGTCCCCACCATGCCGCGCCGTGAAAGACAGGGGGCAACCGTGCCCAGCTTCTGCATGGTGAACGCGGCGGGAGACACACCGGAGCCGGCATATGGAACCGATGCCGTGCCAATGACCAGCGTCGTCCCCCACACAGCCAGGCCAACGATGTCAAACTCTGTTGCAAGTTCGTATTCAACAGGCCAGGCGTGAGGCCGGTAAGGCTCGCTGAACAGCAAGCGACGGCCAACCCAGCCAACGAGATATCCGCCAGGCATCACCACCCAGCCGACCATATCCGATGGCGGCATCGCCCAGGTCGTGGAGGCCAGAATGCTGTTCAACACCACCACGTCGTCCGCAATGGTGTCGTTGTAACTGGTAGTGGCAAGATCGATCTCAGCCACGAAATAGAACAGCGCACTGCTCTGACCCGGCACAGTGCGGTAGATACGCTTCTTCGTGATGTTGCGGTTGGCCGCGTCCGCCACAGTCGTCGAGATGGCGGTTATCGCCCATGTGCCAGCATCACCGGTGGCGAGGGTCGGAGGGGAAGGCTGCCCTTCTTCCCCGTACGCGCTCACAAAGGTGCAGACATACGCCCGCGTGTAATCTGAACCACCGGGCGGCGTCACGGTCATCGCAGTCGGCACGATGGGGACACCCAGGTAGAACGGCGCGCTGGCCGCTACGATGCGTGCCTTCGTGTTGTATGACGGGCGGTCGCTGTCTCCTACCCAGTAGTAACGCTCATACGAATCATTGACTACGGGCGAGCGCACCACATCCGTGTTGTAGGAGTCGAACGTCAGCCATGCTGCTGGGTCGGTGCCATATACGCGCACGGCCCGTTTGACGGCGTAGCCGGCGGCTGTGAAATCAGCCAGTTCCGCAAGCTCGTTGAACCCTTGTAGCTCACCACTGAGCAGGCTCGCATTCTCGGCTATGGTCGCGGCTTTGTCGGGTAGCAGACGATCAGCGCGTCGCGGGATGCGACCCTGAAAGTCGTCCAATACCCTACCGTTCTCTGCCACGAATCACCATACCGCCTGGAAGTCGCAACGCTCAGGATCGACCAGTGAATCTGTACTGTCCACGACAAGGATGCGGAAGCCCGATCCCGTGATTGGAGTCGCCTCATCGAGGAATGCCTTCAGGACCCCAATGGATGAGTGGTTCATGACCGTCACATTGATTGACTGACCAGTTCCAGCCCCTGCGGTGTACGTGACATCGAACACGCCCTGTGCGCTTCGTACCACCGTGCAGTTGCCAAAGGTGCCACTGGCCGCTGCATCGAAAGTGCCCCATGCACGCACGCCATACACCGGAGCAGCCCCACCAGAAGTTGCCAGCTTCGTGGCCGTCGTGGCCGTCGTGGCCGCCGTGGCCGTGGGGACTGTACCAGTTACCTGACTGGCCCCGTCGATAGATATCAGCCCCTGCATCTGAGTCACGAAGTACGACAGGGTGCACTTGCGGAAAAAGTTGTCCCCACCACCCAGCGTCACCATGACCTGCGTGAATCCGGCAGTCAGAGCAGGATTCTCGGCGTCAGTGCTGGCCTGACTGAAGTGATTAGCGAAGACATGCCCGCTGGCGCTGTAGCGCACGAGCTTGCCTGCTTCATAAGTCGTACCACTACCAGGCAGCAACCCCTGCAGAGTGTCAGCATCCAGCCCACTGCCGATGCCATCGTTACCTGCGTGCCATACCGTACTGCCGGCAATGGTGGAGCCAGAAGCCAGTGCCGCGGCGGCCGCGAAAGTGATTGCGTCATCGAAGGTGTAGTTACCCTTCACATGCCCGCCCTCAACCTGAATCATGCGTTCAAGGGTGCCGCGAGTCAGGCGGACCTCTATGCGATCACCAGTGAGCCAGTTAAGCGCGGTCGAGCCTTCCTGTGCGCGCACGACGGTCAACACATCAGTTGAGCGCCCCGTGCACTTCACATACTCAATATGCCCGGCCGCATCCTCCAGGGCGAGTATGGCGTGCTGGTTTGCACCAGGAGAAGGGAACAGTGCCCCGTAGCCACTCTCGACCTGGATCGAAGTAGCTACAGAATTGATGCCAGCAGCCAGCAGTGCGCTGGCGTTGTTGGTGAAAATCTGTGTGCTGACGGGCATGCTCGCTCCTACTTAGCGAAGGGTGGGAACCGCCACGCCTGCGCTCCATTGTTGCCCTGCTTGGCAATGGCGGCATACTTGCCGATGGCCGCGCGGAAACGCTTCATGTGGTATGCCGCACGCGTTGGATCTGAGTATGGCTTCGCAGGCTGCGCGTACAAGCGCCCCAGCGTGCCATCGAGGATGGCCATGTAGTGATCCTGCGTCGCAATGTTGTGCAGGGAAGTCGCCGCCGATGCAGGTATTACTGCCGCCCACATCCGCATTTTTCCAGTGAGTGTATTGCGTGGCTTGGGGTACAGGCCAATCGAGGTCGGATATCCAGTCTGCACAAAAAAGGCAGCAGGTACTTCCGCAGAAGCAGTGTCACTGTCCACCGGTTCCGCCGCAAGCGGATTGATTGGCAGGCCGTTGATGAATACCCCCAGTACCTGATAGACCTCGTATACGCTCGGCTCCACCGCATTGGCCGTGTGGTAGATGGTGTTGGCAGTGACGTTCTGCGCCGGCAGGAGGATCCGCCACGCCTTGCTCTCACGGTAGAACTCGCGCATTGCCAGCTGGAGTTCCCGCTTCACGGTCGGGCGCGATGCGCTCGGTGTGTAGGCCAGGAGGTCTTTCAACCATGCAGTGTAGACAGCCATTACAGTCCAACCACCTGTTGCTTGAACTGTGAAAGAAGGGTCATGGCACGGTTGTCCACGGCGAACTCGTCGTCGAGGAACTCAGTCGAGCCGGTAACAAAATAGATCATCGAACCGAAAAACATCATCGGCAGGTCGAACTCATTGCCGAGGTCAGAACTGGTGATTTCGGGGACGATCACATCGTCTGCGTCGTCATCATACTGATCACGGAACACTTCGGGGCGCAGACGCGCAATCTCCTGCAGGCCCCTGTTCAGGGCGCGCAGGAGCGTCGTATTGTCGTACCTGTAACGCTCAGAGTCAGTGTCCTGCAGGATGATCCGTGCATCATCGAGCAGTTCCTGGTAGGTCCGTGCCATCTCAACCTCCTGGGACCCCTGGGGGTGTTACCCCCCAGGAGTATTCACAGGCTGGGATCAGCCCCTGGCGATGACCGCCCGGCCGATTGCCACGCCGTTCACGACGCGGTAACCGTACACCTGCAGGCCGCGCACGAGATTGGAGAAGCTGCGCTCGCTGCGCAGGGTCTCCATCTTGGTGAACTGCGACGCGAAGGTCAGAGCGGCCTTCGTGCCGAAGTACATCGTGCTCGTATCGACGGCGCTGTCCAGAGCGGGCAGCAGGTTCGACTGGTACAGCGTGAACCGGTCGATCATGCCGAGCCGACCATTGCGCAGGATCGAGGAACCGTCACCCGTGAGGGAGGCGTTCTTCAGATCCGACTTCTTGATCAGCGCGCTGACCCACGGCGGAATGATCATCCACCGACCATTTTCCGGCAGGTTCTGCTCGTCGAGCACCTGGCCGGCATCCACGATGAAGTCCAGGACGGACATGTCGTTCGACGTGCTGTCGCCCGCTTCCGTGCCCTGGCCCACCTTGCTGATGTACAGCGGCGAGGCCGCCGTGCCCAGGCGGATCGTGGCGGACAGTGCACCGGCCGAGTTGCCACGGTTGGCGCTGTTCACGTCCGAGGTTGTACCCAGGTACGACAGGACCGCGGTATCGACCGCGATCTTCATCTGCTCGGCCGCATCCTCGGCCCACATCGACATCATGTCGATGTCGGACTGGACATCCATCACATCGTCGAGTGCCAGGTTGAAGTACTTGGCCTGGTCGATCGTGAGATCGATCTTCGTGCTCGACGGACGCTGAATGCTCAGGTCCTGGTCGGTGGTGTAGTCCGAGATCGTGATCGTCGGACGGACGCGGATGTGAACCGTGTCGCCCTTGTTCTTGATCTCACCCTCGTAGTCCGTGTTGGCAATGGCCGCGAGGACCGTCGCCGCGTAGAACTTTTCGAGCAGCTTCCCGGACCAGATCTCCGGGATGAACTGGCCGGCGTAAGCCGGGCTGGGCGTTGAACCTGCCCACGGTGTACCAACTGGAAATGCCATGACTGATGCTCCTGAAGTGAATTGAGAAACGGTTAGCGAACGCGTCCTTCACGCTGAGCCGCGAAGATGTCAGCTTCGAGCCGCTTGGCCTCGGTGCTGCCGGCCTTGATCTGCCCCGTGCGAACAGCGGAGTAGAACTGACCGATTTCCCCGCGGGTCCATACCCGCTTACCGGACCCTTCCTGAGCGCCAGCCGGGCCAGGCTTTGCGGTGCCTGGCGCGATGAAGCCTTCCAGCGTCTTCCCAGCAGCCGGCGCAGGGGCCGATGCGGGAGCGGGAGGGGGCGTCACTGCTGCGTGTTCGTTCTGGTATCCAAGAAAAAACGCCACGACGCGGGATGCTTCGTGGGCCTGATACGCTTCGGTCAGCAGGTCACCGCGCACCCTTCCGGTGTACGGGTCCCTCTGATCAAGCCACTGCAGGAACCCCTGATCAGTGTTCTGCTGCTGCCAGTTTGGGACAGCCTCAGAAAGCTCATCAAAGAAACGTCCTGCCGTATTGCGCTGCATTTCTTCCTTCGCCGCCTTAGCGTCGTTGGATGTCTGTGCAAGCTGCTTTGCCACCGGCTGCAGGCGACGATCAACCTCGCTCAGCACGCTGCCGTTTTCCTCACGGGCAACGCGACGAACTACGTCAATGAGGTCTGCTCCGAACTCCTGAACTTCCTCGTCCTTGACGAGGCGCTGCCCCTGTGGCGCGGGGGCGGGCTGTGCCGGTGCAGCGGGCTGCTGTGTACCGAGCGAGGCCAGGAGTGCCTGGGTCGAGGTCAGCTGGCTCGTAAGCTGGCGGACCTGATCGATCAACTGGTTGGTCTGCGCCTGAAGGCGTGGAACTTCGGCGTTATATTTGCCCTGCAGAACCTTGTACCGCTGCTCGAAGTCGGGCGCGGGTGCCGGGGTAACATTCGCCGGCGGCGCGGGCGTCGGTTCTGGCGAAGGGGCGGGTGTCTCGGCGGGCGCGGGAGCGGCGGCGACAGGCTGCTCAACCGGTGTCTCGGCAGGCGCAGGAGCGGCGGCGACGGGCGCGTGCGGGTCCGGCTCAGGCGGTGTCGGGTCTTTCCCGTAGACCTCCTTGCTCAACTGGTTGGCCCGGTCAATCTGTGCCTGTACGGCTTTCGGCAATGCGCTCATGCGTATATCACCTTGGTTGTGGAACTGCTTTGTTCAAACGCTTCTCGAGAGTGTCACGCGCCGTACTGGCGGCGACGACGAAATCACGGATCGTAACGACTGCACCAGCTGCGCGAAGCCGCTGTTCCTCGTTCCCACTGATGCATCGTTCAATCTCATCACGCTCTGCTTCTTTCAGCATCGCAACGACAACTTCAAAGTCCTGGTTCCCATGAAGGCTGGCCAGGGCCTGGAGTTGTCGTTGCGACAGCGGCTTCATGCGAAGGGGCGCAACCAACGCTGCTTGCGGGCCTTCACGTCGTCAGCGTCGTTGTCATCCACGACCGGTGCCGACTTGCCGTGATGCCCCGCCATGCGGTGCTCCACGGCTGCATGCCCCACCTGCACGTCTGCCACTCCAGCTGGGTTGGACAGCTTGTGCGACTTGACGACCTTGTTCCCCTTGCTGAGCATCACGCACCCGGTGCCGTGACATCGGCCGAGCGGCCGCCGTGGCCACCACTCACGCCGCTGGTGCGGTTGGGCGGGATGTTGGTGTTGCCCTTGGTCGAGCCGAGAAACTTGCCACTGGGGCTGCCGCCGTGGCTCTCACCGCTGCCGCCGCCACCCTGGGACACGTTGGTGTTGCGGTCGGTGTTGCCCTTGGTTGGGCCGAGAAACTTGCCTGAAATACCCATGTTCGAACTCCTGTTTGGAATGCTCCACACACGGTGGGGGTGAATATACTCGCGCTGTTTACAGTTTACAAACCCATGCCGAGGCCAAAACTAGTCCGGTACCGGTCCACATAGCCGCCGGGGGGCTGCGAAGTGATCGTGAAGGCGTTGGAATCGGTATCCCCCGACCCGTTCGTGCCGGTCACAACGATACCTCCAAACACGCCAGTACTGGTCGGCGTACCCGACAGAACGCCCGTACCAGTGTCAAAAGACACCCCTGTCGGCAGAGTGCCAGCAATCGAGTAGCTGGAGGCACTGGTGAAGTAGGCGCTGAAGTCTATCGGCGTCATGGCGACGTTGTAGGTCAGCGGCTGGTCCGGGATGGGGCCAGTAAAAGTCGGTGGTCCTACAACCGCCTCGCCGCCGGCGAACCCCAGGTTCATCAGAAAGGCGAGCATCAGGCACCGGCCCCGCACGCACCAGCTACGAACTCAGGGATGTAGATCGAAGGCTCTGCTTCGATCGTCGGAGAGCCATTGACGGTGAAGTCACGCCCGTTCCCGCTGTAGTCCGTGGCGGCCTGCGCTGCCGTCGTTGCGCCGCGGCCGCGCGCGTACACGTTGAGGCTGGCCCCTTTTACAATGCGCCGGCGGTACCGCTGCGCGTCGATCTCCGCGGCAGTCCAGACAGCATCGGAGACAATGATGTCCTGGTACCGGGCATCTGCCCACCACGAGTTGAGCGCTGAGATACTGCCGATATAGATGGCGGTCATGGATGTATCGCCAGCCTGCAGTGTGGTCTGCGCAGTGACAACGGACGAGGCGTCGTCACAATACGCCCAGCCCGCTGTAAGCTGGTTGGCTCCACTACCTGCGCACTGCAGATACCACTGAAACCATCGGCTGGTCGCTGGGCGGGACGCAAAATTTCCACTGGAGCCAGAACTCAGCAGCACCATCGTGCTACTGAAATCGCCATACGCTATGCGGGCACCGTAATCAACCGCATTGCTGGCTATATCGACCAACTGCTGCGACTCGCCAGTGCCACGATCCGAGACAATGTAGCTCTTGCCCAGGATCGTGAACGACGTAATGCTGGGCAGGTTGGCGGACCTGCTCAGATACTGGCCGTTGGCTGAAACTCGAAGGCTCACTCAGGCTCCGGTGTATCCCTGCAGGTTAATCAGCACGCCGGTAGACGCAGTTGTCGAAGACTCCTTGATATACAGCGCCGTGTTGGCGGTGGACTTCAGCGGGACGGGGAAAACAATGGTGGCTGCACCCAGTGGGCCGACGAAGCCACGGAACAGCGCCGTGCCGCCCGAACCGTCCGTAACAAGAAACTCCGTACCCGTCGTCGGGTGAGAGTTGAACACCTGCATGCTGGTAAGGTAGTTACGGATACCGGCACCAGCCGCGCCCTTGGCTGAGACTTCCGTCGTAGTGACGAGGCCAGCAGCAGGAGCCGCATAATTCCAGCTGTTGGCTTCCGATTCATAGGGCTGCGTGATCTGTTTACGGTTCAGCGTCATGCGCGCTGCGCCAGCATCTCCCTCGTCCACCGAGTCAGTCGAAGTATCGTCGGCAAGATACCCGACTACTGCAATCTTGCTGGTGGCTGGGGTGAATGCCGCATCATCAACCTGCACCCAGGTCCCGTTCTCCTGGACGACAAACGTGCCAGCATTGGTAACGGCGTGCGACGCGACAGTGACCGTGCCAGTGATGGCTACCTGACCAGTCGAGTCGTTGGCAATGGTGACACGCTGGACACCCGTACCTGACGCACCGTTGCCCATCGACGGAGCGACACCGTTGATCTGTGCAACATTGACCGCGCTGTTGGCAGTGATGGACACTGTACCGCTGACTGGCTGGGTGACGGCGGAACCGTCCACCTTTACAGCCGTCATTGATGCAATACCCTGGATGGTGATCACATCCGAGGATGCCGTGCCGGCCACACCGAGGGCGGGCTGCTTGGCAGCGGTGGACGCACCAGAGGGCAGGTCGGGCGTCGTCAGCAGCTTGTTGGTCAGGGCTGGCTGGTCCGTAGCCAGGACGACACGCAGTGTGCCAGCTGACTTGGTGCCTGAGTTGGTATCAACCGTAGTACCGTTGAGCTTGTCGATCTGTGCCGTGGTCCACAACCGACCAGCCGACATCTGCAGCATCGAGTAGTCAAGATCAGACCCCGCCGTGTCGGCCGGCGACGCACGCTGGACGGCCATCGCCGGGACACCCACGTCAGCGTCGGCGCTGGCCACATCCTCGGCCTTGGCAATGCTGGTCGCACCCGAAGCAATGGTGGCCTGCACGGCGAACGTGCCGGCGTTGGTGACGGCGTGAGAGGGGACCGAGGCCAGGGACACAGGCTGTGTCACCGCCGACCCATCGACCTTCAGGGCGGTCATGGAGGCCGTACCCTGAACGGTGATCACATCGGCTGAAGGGGTCCCCGCCACTCCAAGCGCCGGCTGCTTTGCTGCGGTGGCTGCACCAGATGGAAGTGGCAGGGACGCCACGCTCACAGGCTGAGTGACGGCGGAGCCATCCACCAGCACCGCCGTCATCGAGGCGATACCCTGGATGGTGATCACGTCAGCTGAAGCAGTACCAGCCACCCCCAGGGCGGGCTGCTTGGCGGCCGTGGACGCGCCCGAAGGAAGGGGCAGGGACACCACGCTGACTGGGTGCGTGACGGCAGAGCCATCAACCTTCACAGCCGTCGCATTGGCCCCAGTATTGGCCAGCGTGACCTGGAGCGGCGCGGCGGAACTGATGTCCGTGGCAGAACCGTCGGCACCCTGCTGGATCTTGACGCGCTGGACTTTTACCCCGCCACCGATGTCGTCCGTGGAAAGAACGTCCCCACTGCCGACCGTTACGCCGTTCAAAATCGTATTGTCAGACATTTCAGATCCCCTATGCTCAGGCGTTCAGCCAGGCCAGCTCGTTGTTCCAGTAGGTGGTGTCTTCTTCCACACCACCGTCAACATCCGTGACATAGATGAACCCGCACCCCGCACCAAGGAAAAAATCCATCACGTCGTGAAGGTTCGCCGCACTGACGCCGTTCACCAGGGCAGAGAACTTGCTGTTGGCGAAGTTGCTCATCCAGGCAGGCAACGTGGGGTATGTAGGTGAGCCATGCCCGTTGGGGATGTACTGCTCGTACATGACCATGATGTCCACGACATTGGCTATCTGCTGGTGATCGGACGCGGTGTCATACGTCCCGCCCTGATGGATTGCTACGATGGCTGCCATATGCTTACCCGTTGAATACTTTCACGACTACATGGCCACGCATTGAGCCAATCAGAATTGACTGTCCTGCGGGGACCAGGGTGCCAGGACCGACAATGCGAACATCAATCGGATAGGTGACATGCCGCGCCGGATTGCCCTCCGGGTTCCACCGTGCAAAGCCATAGTCAAACTCACGCATGTAGGTCCCATCCGCCTGCGGCGAGGAATGCTGCGACTCGGTACGCGCCTTACCGAGGTAATGCCGGCCTGCGTCCACGTTCGGATATGTATAGGGGATGCCAGTAGCGCGGTTAACTGAGAACTCCGGGTGCCACACGAAATCATCGGGCTTGTAGTTCTCGAAACCTCCAATGGGGCCAGCATAGCCTTCCTGGTACCCATAACCAGGGCGTGACATGTGGACACAGCCACCACGCTTACTGGCGAAGCACAGATATGCCGCGAACCAGTACATGCTGCCTTCCCCAGGGGGGCTATACTGGCCAGTGTAACCGTTCACGTCCATGAGCGCCTGGCGCCCATCAGCCATGATCGTGTTGAACGAGGCCAGCATGTACGGTCCGTGCGTCTGGTCGTTGAAGCACTTGAATGAACTCGGCGCACCTATCCAGTTGCCGCCGCGACAGGAAATGTCGATGCGCTCCGCGTAGGTTCCATCAGAAGCACCAGACAGGCGCGGCGGGTTGGTGTACCAGTCAATAGTTCCGAAGTTGCCAGTCCAGCTGGTGCCATTGTTCCACGCCATCTTCCCGGTGATGGCGCGAGTCTGTGCAAGCAGATCCCTACAGCCGCTCGACAGCGTGTCATTCACCTTGACGTTGATGTCCCCCTGAGCCACATCCGCAGGCCAGCCACCATGATGGTCGGCATACTCCTGCTGGCTATACCCACTGCGCAGATTCGCCTGCAGGTCGTCATAGAACGTGGCGTCGTACACGTCCATGAAGTTAACGCCCATATTGGAGTTAGGGGCCTTGCCAGTGGAGTTGAGATCCAGTACCCCCTTCTGCCACTTTGCAATGAACGTGCTGGCGGTTTCTCCAACCCCCGCGCCGCTGGTCCCAGTCGTTCCGCCTGGAAATGGCGGGTATACATAGACAGTATAAGCTGGATTGCCATTCTCCAACTCAAGGACATAGTTAGAACCGTTGGTCGTCGCAAGCCAGTGGTTATTACTGAGAACCCTCAACACATCCGTCTCGAACTGGTTGCCGCCAGCCGTGTTGTACCGGGGGAAGCTGAAGTCCCAAGTGTAGTGGGCAAGCTTCAGTGAGGGGTTCACTGCCTTCACTGCAAGGAAGTCCGCGTGAATATCATTGTTGCTGAAGTCCGTCGCAAAACTCGACACAACTGCCATGTCGATGTGCTTCAGGAACTCGAAGAAGGTGCCGTTGTTAGGCCCCAACTGCCAGTGGTTCCGACCGTAGGTGCCTTCATACAGACCGATGGCCATTGCGCCGATGCGCGGGAATAACTCAGTGGTGTCACCACTGCCGGAAACCCTCAACGCAACCAGACCGTCACCTTCGGGTAGCGTGTAGCTCCCACCAATGGCCCCGTTATTGATGGCCGCATCACCAATGAGCGCACTGTTGTGTGTCAACCGCTGGAAATCGGTGAGGTCGATTACCTTCGCCCCATTCCCCCTCGGGTTCAGCCACGCACGTCCGCTCACAAAGTCACGGTGCAGCACTCCATTACCAAGTCGTGAAGCAGTCTGGAACCCTTCCAGCGCACTACCAAGCCATCCAGCGCGGTTGATCGCACCACCGTACATCTCATCGTAAAACTGGTTGGCGGGTGGGCCAGCACTTGTCGTCGTGCCAAAATACCCAGGCCCCATCAACACAACACACTGCGCATAACGTGCTTCACGCAGGTTTCCAGATGTCGGCAAGTCGCGGGCATCGACTTTCAATGGGCGATCCGCGGCGGTCAGCGAAGCGTCTACCGCCCACTTGTAGCGCGCCAGGAAAGTCAGCGTACCGTCAGTCGCCTCCGACCCGTTTGGCCCAAGGCCGTTTTCGAGCATGGCGAAGTCAGCCATGTTCATCAGGTGTGTCCAGTTATTCGGGTCCGGCGCACCGTTGTTCCAGGTCGCGTACCCGTTGCAGCCCCAGCCCTTGTTGGGGTTGATCGTCCGGCCGTAAGTAAACCAATCGGACTCTCCTGCCCTGAAGTCGGCCTGAGTCCACGCCCCTCCAGTCGGGTTGTAGTCATAAGTCTGACTGTAGTAAGTACCAGGGTTGGTGTACGAGAACACGTTGTCGCAGAGAAAGTAATCTATCGACGTTGCTTTCGAGGCGGCGGGGTCTGCGCCGCCGCCGGTGATGTAGCAACGATTGGTTGCAAAGGCCGCGTACTGGTACGGCCACAGCCCACCATACTGCCCTACGAAATGCGTCGGGTTGATCAGCCAAAAGTTTGGAATATCCCACCCGGATATTACATGGGTACCACTGCGCCCCACCTGCCACAGGTCCCAGTTGGCCGCGACGACAGCGTTCTTCCAGTCCTGAACATAGGCCCCACCATCGGCCCGCCGCTCGTTGAAGTTCCCGTACTGAACGATCTTGGTACCAACGAGAGATCGAGACTTGATATCGTCGTAAGCCTGCTGGCGCGTCATCCCCTCGCCGTTGGGGTATGCAGCAGGGTAGTTCCCTCCAATCTCAATGATGTGAAACTTCGCCGCAATCGCCCGCTGCGTGGCGTCCGGGACCTGGTTTGTCCCAGTAAAGCCGCCAGCGATGCGCGGATATGGGTGGTTGAGGCCGGGGAAAGTGGTCGAGGTCGGCGGCGGCGTAGGCGACGGAGTCGTGCCACCCTGCTTGGAGCGCACGTAGGCCGTCATCTCGGTCCAGTGCTGCACCCAGGTCAGGTCCTCTGGCATGTTGGGGCGGCCCTGGCCGCCCTGACCAAAGAAAATGCCGTCGATGTTTGGAAACGCGTTGTACCACGCATCGATTCGCGTCTTCAGCTGCGCGCGGGTCAGCATCTGATATGGGATTGTCCCGGTCACATCCAGTGACGTGACGTGCCCAAGGACCTTGATACCCCGTATATGGCACTGGTCAATATGTGCCTGCAGCTGCGGGTTGGGGTTGGAGTAGCTGTCGTAGTAGTAGTTGTCCGCATCGAAAATGCAAAACACCACACTTCCAGCTGGCATCTGGTAGATCTGCGCCCACTGCGCAGCATTGTTCGTGGGGAAGCGGAAGATGATCTTGTTGGACGGCTGTGAGATAGGTGGGTCGAGGGTCACACCTGTCACTGCTGCACTCTGCGCAGACTCGTTCACCGGGTCGGCCTGGTCAAATGCCGACACCCGATAACTGTGCACTTCACCCGCCGCCATGCCTGTCACATCGTAAGTGGTACTGGTTGTCGTGGCGAGGTAAGAACCATCCTTGAACACCTTGTATCCACCCACCCCAGTGCCTGCATCCGACGAAGCACTCCACTGCAGTCGAGTCGCAGACTGGCTCAGGGCCTGTGCAGACAGGTTGGTGGGTACCGTGGGGGCCGTCAGGTCGGCAGTCTCACCACCCTGAATGATTTCCAGGGCACACAGCAGGCCATTATCCGAAGTACCAATGAGCCGCAGGTGCAGGCTGCCAGTACTGATGTGGTGGGTGTACGACTTCTTGAGTGTCGCATTGCTGCCGACCACCCCGCCAATATCAACACCCGTCTCCTTGACGGTGCCGTTCATCTCAACATTAAACACGCGATGCCCAGCAGTCCCAAACACCGGGTCGGCAAAGTACAGATTGATGGTGTAGGTGTCGTCAGCAGGCACCGCTGCATCGACAACCAGCGTAGGGATGTCCCATCGACTGGTCTGATAGAGCGGCTGCCTGGCGGCGTCCGAGCCGGTAATCGTTGCACCACTGTCATTGACGTAGGATGTGGGGGAGAGAACCCCCGTATCCGCCAACCAATTCAAACCGCCTGGGTCAGTGTAAGTCGGGCCACCAATGTTCACCCTGAAGGTGAACGGATCGCCGCTACTGGTCAAGGCCGGCAGGGTGAACGTACGGACGGCACTTTCATCCGACGAAAATCCTGCGTGGTCGGTAGCTACGGTCGTGATGCTGAAGTTCTCTCGCTCCGCCCCGACATCGTAGTAGGACACGTCGGTGGCCAGTGTGAGCGCATACCCAGTGTAGGTACCCTGACCGTTGTAGGCCATGCGACAGGCCAGCACGTCCGTACTGAAAGGAAGCTCGGCCGTGGCACACGACACCCATGTCGGAGAACTTGGATTGGTGGCGTAAAAGACCTCGAACCGGGTCAATGCCACGCGCACGATCTTGAGCGCACAGGCTACAGCAACGGACAAATCCGCAAGCAGCTGCGGGGTACTGTTGTTGGTCAGGCGGGCATAGACCCGCAGCTTATTGATGCTGCCTGCGGTCGTCGTATGCAGGGCTGCAATGAAGGCCGCACCACGATCCGCCGAATTACGGACCTCAATGCCAATAGCCCCATTGTTGGCGTCGATGCTGGACGTAACCGCAGTGACGTTGATCTGCTGCGAAAAATCTCCGCGGACAAAGCGGCCGCGCAAGTACACAGTATCCTGCGTGCCGAAATGACTCCCGCCAGTGGTCATGGCGATTGTCGAACCACTGTCCGACCCCTGCGCGCCGCCGAGGTTGTAGTCTGCCTCCGCAGTCAGTACCACCGGCTCGGGCATATCCCCAAGAGCCGCGCCGAAATTGCGGAAGGCGTAGGAACTGGTCCCCGACACCGCTTCTCCACCACCCGGAGTAGCATCTGCGACGCGCGGCTGCTGCACGAGCCAGCCAAGGGGGCTGCCCCAGGTAGCGACCTTTATCAGCCCTGTAGGCTGCGGTGGCGCATGCTGATCGACCGTACCGGTCCCAGGAACGGTCACAGCAATAGCGGCGGTCCTGTCAGAGCGCAATCCTACAGCGTCAACAGCATATGCCTGATAGAGGACGGCGTGGTCCGTAGTCTGCACTGCCCCCGGATCGTCAAGCGGAAACCCAGGCGTCGAAAGCTCAGCAAGAACAGACGAGTCGCTGGGATTGATCCGCTCAACGACATAACCAACCACCGAAACATTGTCGATGGACCCACGCGACGTGATGTGCGGAACCCCTCCAACGATGGCGACAGCAAAATCAGCCGGCTTGGTTGGTTTCTCCGTGTCTGTAGGAACAGGTGGAGTGTCGTCTGCACCTGGGCCATACAGGTAGGTGTAGTAATTAGCAATGCTTGCGGGAATGAACCCGCAGGCCACAGTAACCTGCGCATCATCTGCCGGCGTCATGTATCGCGCCAGGCGCGTGCGACGCGAATAGTTGTCTGCGATTGCACGAATGCTGGCCAGCCCCAGTGTCACTGTGCTGCCAATGGCCTCACCATCCGGCCCAAAAATCAGCCGCATCTGCTCGGTCACATCTGAAAGGCCAAGCTTTGCATCCTGCGCACGCAGGTAATCCCGATCCTCGTCGGTCAGAAACCGCTTCAGTCGGCCACGGGCGGCCAACCCAAGCATGTACGTACGAAGTTCCTCGTACGCTACAACGATTGGATCATCTGCGTGTGCCATCAGAACAACCCGATCATGTTGACTGCCGTCGTGACCGAACTCCACACCCGCCGCACACGGCAGGGGACGAAGCCGCCGGTGGGGATGATGAAGGTCACAGGCTCGGCGTCGTCATTGCCCGCAGGAGTCACCTTGACGTTCCCCCCCGTGCCGACGAACACAAACTGATCCTTGTTCTCACCGTTGTTGTTGGTGAGATCCACCGAGTCGCTCGGGCTGATCGCCTTTGCGCACATGGGGAACCCCGTGACGAAGAAGGGTCCTGGGGTCTCGTTTGCTTCTATCGCCATGCGCCCTACTCCGTTTTCCTGGCGAAGCGCACCGATGCCGCCCGCGCCCTCAAGATGTTTTCCTGGACCTGCCTGACACGCGTCGGCTCATCGATTGCCTTCTGCGCCGCGTCTACCGCCTCACGCTGGTCAATGGCCTGTCGCCGCTGACTGACTGTTGACTCAAATTTCATCGCCGCCTCGTGGCCGCGTTGGTTGCCGGGTTGTAGTCGAAGTCGGCGGGCTTTCTGCGAGTCGCCCGCGCCGCGCGGTCCTTCGCCCGTTCCGCCGCCGTCATCCGATCCCGTGCCCGACCAGTGGCCGTCAACTCACCTTTGGCGTTCATATGGCCACGCTTCTTCAGGAGGGCAATGGCCTCATCCCGTGACCCAACCTGGGCAGTGAGCCGGCTCACCAGCTGGTGCCGCCCCATGAACTGCTGGGTCGTCATCCCCCGGCCCTCATGCCTGGCCGCCCAGTAGCATTATTGGACATCTGCCCTTCCTGCGACTGGCGAACCTGCTCCGCAGGTGCACGCGCGTTCTGCGGAGAAGGCACCTGACTGCCCTGCTGGCCGGGGGGCATCGGCCCGCCCGGACCACCTGGGATCCCGCCCTGAGCCTGCAGCAAAGCCAACTGCTGCTGTTGTGCCTGCAACGCCTTCAGCTGCTCGTCGTCCGGCACGATCTGCTCGTGGTCGAGACCGAGGTTGGTCGCCACGCTGCGCAGGACGTTGGCCCGCCCCTCCATACCGACGATCTGCATATCGATTGGGTTACCGGTCAGCTGCAGGAATTCCAGCTGGCGCATGCGGTCCTGCTCGCGCTTCACGGCGTAGTTCACACCCTTGACGACGATGTTCTCATCACCGCGGAACATGCCGGGCATGGTCAGCATCACCATGTTGTACAACTGCTGCAGCAGCGGCCGCCACACGTCACGGTCAATGCTGGCCGCTACGTTCTGCAGCGACTTGGACGCGTTGCCCATCAGCATCGCCAGGCCGGACGCAGTACGCCCCGCACCGCCCACACGCTCGTTGCCAGTCATGTAGCGAGGGATGGCGCTCACTTCATCAGCCATCAACGAGAACTTCTCGTAGATGCCAAGCAGCTCCGCCGCATTGGAGTTGGGCTGGAAGAAATCAATCGGTTTGGCTGTGCCGGTGAGCATCGGATCGAAGCTGACGTGCCACCGCTTCCACGGGTACATGTCATCACCCATACCAGGGTCGGCCAGGACCTGATCGTTGATCACTACCTGCGGGCCGGACGAAATCGAGATGTTGTTCACCAGTGCACGGACAGTCGCATTGCTTACCGACTGCACGTCATCGAGCAGGTCATACAGGCCGTAACCCGCAAGGCCGCCGGGGACCTTCTCGAAATTGCTGATGTAGTACGGAACGCGCTGGTCAGGGGACGGGTTGACCTGAACCTTGATGACGAAGCGGTCAATCAACCATGCCTGAACCTTGTACTCCTGCAGGGGGTCGGGAACTTCCTCTGCCGTCATGCCCCACTGCAGGAGCATGGACCCCTGCACAGAGCCGTGGAACTCCGCGGTGTCAATCAGGTTGGACGACGTGCTGGGCCACTGCTCGCGCATCTCCAGACGGGACCGCTCGGTGTCGGTCGTATCCCACCAGTCGCGGAAGCCGTTGTCGGGGAACCGCTCCAGTACCTGATCAATCTGGTCGTCGCGGTAGCCAGGCAGGCCCTTGACCGCCAGCAGGTCCGCGCGCGAAAGGCGCAGACGCTCAACAATCTCGGCCTCATGGATGTTGGCTGCAGACGGCGACCAGTACAGATCGAACGGTGACACGCGGTACCAGAACATGGTCGGTATCTGCGCCATCACCGGCTGCTGGTTCTGCCACGTCAGCTGGTTCTTCTTGCGGACGACCGGCCCCTTGATGCATGCAAAAGGGAAGATCGGCAGGTCGATGAGGAACTCCGCGAACGCGTCATACGCGCCGCCCTGGACCAGGATGTCGTCGAGCTTGTCGCCCGACCGTACCGCTTCCTGGACCGCCTTGTCCTTCGCCGCGCGCTCGGCTGCCTTGCGCAGCCCGTTCACACGGTCCTGGATCATCTGCGGGTCGATCTGTTGCCCCGCCTGCTGGAGCGTGGCGATCTCGGTTTTCACCAAGTCGTCCACGCTTTTCATCACGTCATCAGGAATGTCGGGAACAGGCGTTGGGTCGATGTCCCACGGGCGCTCGGCCGAGAGATATACGTCACGCAGCAATGCCGTCGCGCCGCGGCACTTCGTCGCCGTCACGCGGGCGTAGACCTCGGAGCCACCGAACTGTTTGATGGCCTGCAGCTGCGTGGCTGAATACTGGCCCTTGTAGGTGCGGAGTGCATCGAGCAACCGCTGGGCTATGCCCTGCGTGTTCCGAAAATTCCGCATTTCCTCCATGCGCCGGCGGATGTGCGCCGCAAGCTCGGAAGCCACGGCATCTTGCCGCTGAGCCTCGTTATCGGCTTCAATGCGCGCAGCATCCTCAGCATCCAGCTGGTCATTCCCGACAACGCGGAGCAGCCCTCTGTCGGGTGGCGGACCAGGGGGGGCGGCTGTTGCGGGAGACGGGGAAGCTGGGGGCGGAGGAAGCCCTGAATTCGGATCAGGTGGCAGGGCGGCAGGGATTGCCAACGCGGTCTCCTAGCCTAAAACACGCGCAATGGTATATTACTCTCCACTGTAGCTGTCAACTTACGTAACAGGATCGCCAAATGAGTGCTCAGGGAACCCTGAAGACTTCATCCGATCAGGCCATCGCCCCCCTGGGGGTAGACCTGCAAATATCCGCGCTCAGCGCCCATATTGCAACCGAACTGGCAGCGGGGCTGTCAGACGTTCCCGCCATCCGTGAGCGGTATGGAATCACCGAAATCCAGTGGGACTCCCTCAAGAAAAACCCGGTGTTCCGCCAGATGGTGGCCGAGGCGATCAAGTCCCTGCGGGGCGACCTGAACGCCGGTGCCCGCATCCAGAAAAAGGCCGACATCATTCTGGAAGATGCCCTGCCGGCCTACGACCGCATGGTCCACGACCCCACCATCCCCGCCCAGTCCCGCATCGACGCCGGCAAGCTGCTGGCCCAGCTGGCCGGGCGCGCAGCCAAGAATGACGGTATCGCGGTACCCGGTAGCGGCTTCGTCCTCAACATCAACCTGGGTGGTGCCAACAAGGGCGTCACCATCGAGAACGCAGCCATCACGGACGTACCGTGAGCGAGATCACATACGACGCGCCGGCCACGGTCGCGGCGATGATGATGAGCGACGCGCTGGTGCGCGTACTCACCGGCCCGGTGGGCAGTGGCAAGACAACCGGCATGGTCATGGAGTGCGCGCGGCGCATGGCCCAGGAGAAGCCGGACCACAACAAGATCCGCAAGACCCGCGTCGCCATCGTCCGCAACACGAACCAGCAGCTGCGCCAGACCGTCATGCCTGAAATCGAAAAATGGCTGATGCCTGCTTTTCGCTACAAGGTCACGGACAGCACGCTGCAGTTCGACTTCCCGCTGCCTGACGGCACGCGCGTGCAGAGCGACTGGATGTTGATCCCGCTGGACACGCCCCGCGACGTGCAGCGCCTGCTGTCGCTGAACCTGAGCTTCGCATGGGTTTCGGAATTCCGCGAAGTACCAATCGAGATCATCGAAGCTCTGCTCGGCCGCGTTGGCAGGTACCGCTCACTGGGGGTGGATGAGTCCACCTTCTACGGCGTGATGATGGAATCCAACATGCCGGACGAGGACTCGGCCTGGTACCAGAAGCTGGAAGTTGAACTGCCGAAGGACTGGCGCATGTTCAAGCAGCCCAGCGGTCTGGACCCACTGGCCGAGAACGTGGAGAACCTGCGCAAGGGCTACTACCAGGACCTGATTGCAAACAACACTGAGGACTGGTCCGACGTGTATGTCCGCGCGCAGTACGGCAAGAGCCTTGCTGGCCAGGCCGTGTTCCGCACCAGCTTCAAGCCTGATTACCACGTCGTACACGAAACGCTGAAGCCCAACCCGCACCTGCCGTTGATGGTGGGTCAGGACTTTGGCCGCACGCCGGCCAGCCTCATTGGACAGATCGACTCCCGCGGCAGGCTGGTGGTCTTCCGCGAGATCACATCCGTTGGAACAGGCATCGAGCAATTTGCGATCACGCAGCTGCGCCCGGTAATGTTCAACACCTACGCCGGAATGTCGTCATTCATGATCGGTGATCCCGCCGGCCGCGAAAAATCACAGGTCGGTGAGGAGTCCCCGTTTGACTGCCTCAAGCGCCTGGGCTTCATGATCTATCCCGCGCCCACCAACGACATCGAGCCGCGCCTGCGTGCCGTCGAGCAGATGTTGCTGCGTCAGTCAGACGGTGGACCGATGGTGCTGATCGACGCCGCCAATTGCCCCACACTCGTGACGGCAATGAAGTCGAAGTACCGCTACAAGCGCAAGCTCAACGACGAACTGGACGAGAAGCCTGACAAGGCACACCCGTGGTCAGATGTCGCGGACTGCCTGCAGTACATGTGCCTGGGTGTTACCGGCAACTACATGGCCAAGGTGATGCGGGACTCACGGGCGCGCGTACGCAGACCCCCAGTGCCCGTGGCGGGATGGACCTAACGGTAGTGCTTGTCGATCCAGGGGATCGTTTCACTGAGTGTATCTGGAAAATATTTTCCATTGAAGAAGACGATACGCGCCGCTTCCGGCAGCTGGTACTCGGTGTGCTTCAGGTGTTCACGGAATGAGTAGACCCCATCCTTCCAGGTCCAACGCTTCTCGTTGCGCTCGCCCAGCAGGTAGCTGATCCACGCCTGGTCCGTGCCGTAGTATCCCGCCTGCAGTGCGCGTGACATGGCAAACCCTGGGTCCTTCACGAACCGGTCCCACACTTCTGCGCGAGCACCGGAATTCATCATCCACATGCTGCCGTTGAACGGCGTGCGCCGGCCGTCCTCACCCCAAATCACAAAGTCTTCTTTCCGGTTCCACACCGGCGACATGTCGCCCGTGATCACTGCATCGAGGTCGAGTGACACGAACCGCTCCCCGATCAGGGTCTTCATCTCGGCAGAGAAGGCGCGCAGCCGACGGTAGCAACTGGGGCTGCCTGCGCCGTATATCGACTCGGTGGTGGAGAAGTCCTCCCACAACGGGATGACATTCACGTCCTTGCCGAAGCCGCGGGTCATGTCGGTGATGACGTGGAACTGATGCGGATGCGGGTAATGCCGCTTCACCATCCGCTGCAGGATGTTTACGTGCCGGGGAGTGAATTGCGAATGGTAGTCCTTCGGCGGCCGCCAGAGCCAGGTGACGACGTGAAGCATTCAGAGCACCCTGACATACGCTGAACGGATCGGCTGCTTCGACTGAAAGTCTTCGGCCTCCCGTTTCGCCTGGAGCCTGGCCACGTATTTTTTATGGTGTTCGTCGCGGCTGAGAGAAGTGGTATCGGCATCAGCAATGACGGGCTGTCCTTCTCGGGTTCGCCGTCCAAACCCCAGGGAAACCACATCACCCCAGTGGAACTCAGGAACCACCCCCCGCAGCTGTCGTAAGAACTGGTTATCCCCTCCGTAGCCTCCGCCTCCATGAACCGTAAGATCGAGATCATATCCTCCGACCCGCCAAAAAGCAGAATTTCGTACAAGGAAGGTATTGATGTGAATTTTCCTGAACCCATCGGGAAATTCCCTCTCAATCGTGTAGTGCTTGCGCGGGTCCCAGTCCTTCATGAGCATGCGCGCCATCGCCTCCATCGGCATGACTATATCGATGTCGCTCATGAACATCCACGGATCTTCCCCGTCCGCCTTCGCCTGCTGCGCGCCGATATTGCGCGCCTCATGCATGTTGAACGGCAGATCGACGGGTATGCGGTACAGCTGCAGCCGCAGGTCACACTGGCGCAAAATGCTGGTGGGTGGCTCGGCACTGCCATCGTCCACGACAATCAGCCGCACCCGGTCCCGCACCGCGGCCGGATACATGTTCCAGTGAGTCACCTGGAGCCGCAGCATCTCCGGGTTGTTGTAGTAGGGGTAGATCATCACCAACTCGTTCATGTGTGAGTCATCTCCTTGAACTTCTTGTAGTCGATGACCGGGAATGCATCGATCAGGGACCGGTGATTCACGTTGAAGACTTCAATGCGCCGCTTGGCAAACTGCTGCGCAATGTCGGGAAAGTGTGTGGCCCACCGCTTGAGCCTCGCGTTGTGGGACCCACCGTCCGCATTCCACGGATTCGCACCGTGCCAGTACGGCTGCCCCTCGGGTCCGCGCTGCATGTCAAACCCCAGCAGGAACACCCGTTTTGGCTCCAGCTGATAGGCGTAGTTGAGCGCGCACACACCGGAGTTCTCGCCATTGAGGTTGAGCCGGTCGGGGCACATATAGCTCGGGTCGCCAGGGCTGTTGTGAAACAGATACGTATACGGCAACCCCACCGGTGTCGCCTTGGGCGGCCGCGCATTGAAGTTCTTGAGAATCGAGTCCCGCAGCCAGATCTCCCTGATGTGCCCCTGACCGCACCAAATGGGGTAGCAGTGCTCGGCAGCGAGCCGGTCCATCGTGAGCGCAATGTGCGGCTTGCTGTGAAGCGCCGCGCCATTGACGCCGATAAGCAGGCCGCGGTTCTCCAGGCCGGTAAGCCGGTACTTGATGCAGGACCAGCCACTGGCCAGGACGATCACGGTGTCAAACATGGAATGCCAACCTCACGTATTTTTCTGCCTGAGCCAACACATCCGGCTTGCCGAACGCAACAACCATTTCTTCGAGCCAGCCCCGCTTCGTGCGGCGCACGTCGCAGACGATCATACTGCCGGCTTTCATGCATGCCTTCACTGCCGCAATGTAGTCGCTTGGCGGGATGTGGAACGGCCACGCCGCAAAACTCCACACCAGATCGAAGCAGCCCTGCTCCGCGCGCACGAACTCCCCGGTGCTGATGTGCCTGAACTTCGTCACGCCGTTGGCCTTGAGGAAGTCGGCACTCACTGCCGCATTGCTGAACGTATGCGCGTGTGCCATGACCTCGGGCGGATCGTCAATACCATCTACGAGTGTGAAGTCAGCCAGAGGATGGTCGGCAGCAAGACGTACCTCCATGTGGCCCATCCCAGGGCCAATCCCACACACGCGGTGTAAATCACGGCCCCCAAGAACAGCAGCCACCGATCCGTACGTCGATTCCACAGAGGCTTCGAATTCTGGCTGCCATTTGTTGAAGTTGTGTCGTGCATTGGATACCTCCCCACGTTGGATGGACAGATACTGGAATGCCTCGGGGCTGATGATCATAGCTTCCCCTTGTTCAGGTACATGCCGACATGCCCCAGGTCCAGGGCCTGCCTCCCTGCCGATGCAATGCGGTCGGCAAGGCAAGTAGCCGTGGGGCCGGCACAGAGAATCACCCGATGGCTGCGCGTGTCCATCACCTTCTCGAACAGTTCATCGATCTGCTCGTAGGAATGTGCGTAGCTGCACTCTACGAACTCCACGTCGGTGGATCCTGTGTCGAGAAGAAACTGCGGGGTGAGGCTGCGTACTCCGTTGGCGACCAGCGCAACACGTTTGCCGGCCCACAGGGACACGACCGACCGCCAGTAGTCCACCGTGTCGATGTCCGGGGCTGAGTCAGGGCGGGAGATGAATGCGGAGTAGTAGGTCGCCGTCTCGTGGAGGAACGGCAGGAACTTCGCTGCATATCGAAGCCAGATCGGGTTCTTCGGCGCACCGTCACAGATCCTCGGTATACCGACCAGGCAGTGCCTGCCGGCGTTGTAGATCACGTCCTGCAGTTCTTCCATGATGCCCGGCACGGCCTTCTGCGAAACGCACCGGCGGCCGTACATCAGCTTCAATTCTCCATCCCCGAACCGCGCGATGGAAGCCCCGTCATGCAGGGCCTTGAGAGTCTCACGTTCTGAGACCACGGTAGGGTATTGCCGCCGCCCATCCCCCTGTGCCATAGTTGCCTCGCCTCTTGGTTGTCCGACAAGGCCGCCCGTGGTGATCCACGCACCGGCCTCCTACAGACCCGGCCCCTGCATGTTCAGCGGCCGGGTCTTTTTCGTTTCAGGCCGGCCGGGTGTTGGCCGTCAGGGCGCGCGTCGCCTCCAGGTCCATGATCTTGGCCCCCAGGGCCATCTGATCGACCCGCAAGGGGGTGCTGACCGGCATGATCCGCCCGTCCTTGCCGAAGACCGCCGCCATCAGGCCGGAAACCTCTCCCGCCCCGTGGAGCCTCACCAGATGCTCCAGGACCTGCGTGACGATCTGCGCCGGGTCAGGGCGCGGGGGTGGGGCCTGCTCCGCCCTGGCAGCCCCCGCGGCAGCCCCCGCGGCGGCCTGCATGGCCTCGGCAAGGACGGGAGAGGCCGAGCCAATGGGCTGGGGGGAGGTCGCCCCGCGGTGCACCGGGTTGGCCGGCTGGGGCTGCTCGTCGAGGGGCAGGTCCATCTGAGGGCCGCCATTCACCTGATCCATGAAATTCTCCTGGTTGTCGGCTGCGCTAGCGCGTGCCTGGGTTGCGTAAAGCGGCCACATCGAGCAGCCGGAAATAACTGTCCACGGCACGGCGCAGATGCTCCGAGACGGTCATGCCCGTTTTGTTGGCCAGGGCATCGAGGCGGGCATCCTGCTGTGCCGTGAGCATGACGTGCCGGCGGACACCGCCAATTTTGGCGCGGGCCATGTTATGCGCCACCTGTTTTTGTGCCGCCTGCGCTCGCTGCGCTCGCGTGGCGGGCCGGCTTGGGGGCCTTGCCGGGATGCTTGCGGTACAGCCAGCTGATGTACTGGCTGCGCAGGTTGATGGCATGGTGCGTGCTGCTCGGCTCGTTGAAGTGAGAGTTGGCAAAGGTATGGAATTCTTCCAGGGTGGGGAAGCTCTCGAACTTCAGGAAGCAGGCCGCAAAGAAGGTTTCGAGTTGTGCTGGTGTGCTCATGGGTTGCGAATGTGCCTCATTGGATGGTGGATGTCAAGGGCCGGAATTTCAGGAGCGTTGCAGCCAGGTGATGTATTGGATCAGGAGGATGATGGCGTCGTGTTCTGTCCTGGCTGCTTCGGGGAGATGCTCGCGGGCGAAGTCATGGAACTGCTTGGGGATGTTGATGGTGGATTCGTTTGCGCCGAAGTGCAGCAGTGCCGCCATGTAGAACGCTTCACGGTCGGCACGAGGCTCGAACTGTGGGTTGTAGTCGTTCCAGATGTCATCCATGAAGGGATGGTAGGGGTAGTGGTGGGGTGTGTCAAGAGTGGGCTGCTTCAATGGTGGGAGGATCGTGTGCCGTAATGCCTGGTGAAAACGTACAGCCGTAGGCCCTAAACAAACCATAAAAAGCCGGGGGGTATGTGGTCCGATACCCCGGTGGCGTCACACAATTGTGTGACCGCATGCCGATGCGTGCCCCCACCCGCGTATTGTGAGGAGAGGCACAACGCACCTCCCACTACAGCGAGGTTCACAACATGTCCGATTCAAAGTTTGTCGCTACGGTTGTCTCAACAATCGTTGGCGTCGTTCGCGGTTCAATATTCAGCGGCTCCGGTGTCACACAATTGTGCGACATGCTCCGAAAGAAATTCGATGGCAAGCCGGTTCCAAAGGATACCAGCGATGCGATCCTGTCCGGTGTCGGCTCGCAATTCGGCTGGGAGGGCCGTAGCGGCTCCACTCGCAAAAGCGAGTATGGTGCGGTGCTGGCCGCCTACGCGCAGCTACCCGATGCAGTCGCGGTCGTCACCGCTTCCGACAGCAAGGCCAAGCGGCTGTACTGGGGTGATGTGGTGCAGGCAGCGCGGCTCATCACCAATGCCGACAAGCCGATGAGCGGCAAGGCGGCAGGCGCGGCGCTCATCGAGCGGCAGAACAAGGTGCCGGCCCCGACCGACGAAGCCAAGATCATTGCGCGGCTCAAGAAACAGTTGATGGAGATCAGCGACAAGTCCGACAACTCCGACAAAAAGGTTGCGATCGCTACCTGCATCGCATTCCTGTGATGCGCGCCCGGTTTGTCTACACGCCGGGCAAGCTTTGGCACGTCGCGAGGGTGAATCACGGCGTGCCAAAGTTTCCCAGCGCGGTGATCGAAGACGCGGTTTTCCTGTTTGCCAAGGCGCAAGCCCGCGGCACACGGGCACGCCGTCGCGTTCTCAACGCGGCCCATAAGCGTTGAGCCAACTGATCCCCCGGTTCCGAAAGGGCCGGGGGATTTTTCGTGCGCGCGTGTACGGATTCTGGCCCGTCATGCTGGAAAACTACGGCCAAACGTGTCTGGAAACTTGAGTGTTTGGATCATCACGTCACACAATTGTGTAACACCGCCGGGCCGCTGTGCTGGGGCATCGTGATAGCGCCTACAGCACATAGGGGGCGCGCTGTGAAGGGCAAACGCTTGAAACGAACCCAAACTTACTTGGCGTAATGGCGACGATCAACTTGGCAATGAGTCGGCAAGTGGAGAGAGTAGTTTATATATTCATACTTATCATATCATTAGTAAGGGTACAGAGGAGCCTAAGGAGATTTGCAGTAAGAGCCTACATGGTGTAAGCCCTAGTAGTAGGGTAGCGCCTGTTTAAAAAGGCATCCTATGATAAGCATGACGGCATAAGGGCATGATCTACATAGCAGGATGCTAAACAACAACCCTGTTATGATAACTTTTAAAAGTGCTAAACCGTGTTATGATAAGGGTGCCTCGCTTCCTTTCACTTCGAATATGAGGGTTTCACATGCCAAAAGTACCGCTTTCCTCGTTAACTTCACGCGATGTGCTCGCAATCAATGCGGCGCTTCGGCTCACACGTAAGCAATTCGCTGGTTACTTGGGCGTTTCGCAGACACTGATCAGCAACATCATCAACAACGGCTGGCCTGTCACGGCCAGACTCGCTGCCGACATGCGCGGGTTGCTGGACGAGCATCTTGCCGAAATCGGCATTCAGCAGGCTGCGATCAGTCAGCACGGCAACGAGGCTGCGCTGCTGGACCACACGATCGAGCTGGTCAAGGCGCACTCACCTCGGCGCAAACCCGAGTACAACCGCAAGCGACTCAAGATCCGCACGCCCAGCGCCATCGCTGGACATATGTGTGTCAAAGTCGAGCAGCTGGATCGGCCTGTGCCGGGTGCGTTCAGGCTCAAGTACAGTGAGGTAGGACTGTTTATCACAGCACTGGCAAAGTATAGGAAACACATCACCGAGCAGGCGGCACTGGACCCTGAGTATCAAGGCTGGCACCTCGAGCTTGCCGACGTGAAGCACATGGCCAATGAGATGCGAGGTGTGTTGGCACGGGGCACTCCTTACGATGTGTGGTTTCTGGTGGGCCAGAAGCCGGTGATGTGGCGCGTGCTCAAGCATGAGTACGACGCGCCGGTGGGTGATCGGCATGCACTGGCCCTGGCCATGCGGTGGCGGAACGTATGGATGTGGGGCAACGTCCGGCGCGACAAACTTACAACTGGTTGTAAGAAGGAGGGCGAGCGATCAAGGCAGAGGATGGTGGTGTGGCCATGAAGGCGCTATCACGAATTGAGTGGGTGGATGCAGTGGCCGAGGCAGGTCGGCACGGCGACACATTCCAATGGAGCAGCAAGGAGTTGGTGTGGGCTACTTATGGAGGCAATAGGAGACTGAGAGCATTGACAGGTGCGGCGACTCATGGCGTGCCGACTGTCGAAGGTTCTGGATCTGTGAACAGGATTGTGCTGGTTGTGTTTATAAATGAAGGAGGATCAACATGAAGATCGTACTGAGCAAAGGCGAGAAGGTTGACGTGACACACACCGATGGCAGTCTCATATGCACGGCGGCAGTGCCGCCTGCGTATGCGGACAAGCCCCTACGTATGGAGGACTATGTGCAACCCGGTGAGGCTCCGGCGTCGAACGTCGAGTATCTCAACCAGCACATCATGCGGCTCACCGAGGAAATGTGTGCGCGTGACCTGCGCATCGAGGAACTGCAGCGGGATTACAACCAGGTGTGCCGGAAGTATGCCCGCGACACCGACACCATGCTGGACAAGTACATGCAGCTGCAGAAGGAGCATGCCAGGGTGTGCAAGGAGCGCGACGCGGCTGTCAGCAGGAACTATGACCTGTCTGATCAGCTGAAATTGGCGTGCATCGAGCGTGACGGTGCGCGGAAGCTGATCAGGGACGGCAAGGTGCTGAAGCTGGGCACCAAGATGCGGACGGTGCGTATCAGGAAGGGGAAGTAACATGAGCAGCATCCGTGACTATTACTCCACCCGCATGTCGGCCTTCAACAATTACCGTTACAGGAGGGTGTCCCGGTTTGCAACCTACATGGGTGAGAGGCAATGGGAAGCGGCAACGCGCTATCACGCTATATGCCGCTACACCATGAGGCACCTGTGAAGTTCTATGCCATCCATGCCCTGCCGAGTGGGCTGCCGGCAGGGTGTGAAGTCAGGCTTGAGTCAGCCAAGGCTGTGGCCCGTGTACTGTTCCCAGGTGGTGGGTATTATATTGATCAGGTGATCGTGCCCGTTGAACTGGAGACAGTGCGCAGGCTGCTGGGTGGGATGACGTGCGAGACTGAGCGCACCAGACACACGACTATAGAGTTACACAATTGTGTGAAGGAGGACAGATGAACATTGACGCAATGCGAGCCGCATTAGTGTTGAGGTCGAGTCGCGGCAACTACCTCGAACAATTCGATACCGACGAGAGCATCATCAATGCCTTTCAGGCAGAACCCAACGCACTGGACGGTGCAGCTGTACTGGTGGCATGGTATGGGCTTGGCGACTATGAAGGCAGTGCATTCGTGCTGTTTCTGAAAGACGACACGCTGTATGAAGTGAACGGGGCACACTGTTCGTGTTACGGGCTGGAGAACCAATGGGAACCCGAGGTCACCAGCACGGCGGCACTGCGGAAGCGCGAGTGGTACTCATCGTGCGAAGGGCACGAAGACATGCAGGCACGACTCATGGAAGTGCTGGATATTCTGGACAATCACATCATAGGAGAATCACATGCAGATCGAATTAAGTGAGACTGAGCTGGCCAATCTTGTCGTGGCGCTGCGCTTCTGGGTGCACGAACATGAGCAGGCCGACGACATGACGGCACTGTTCAATGTGCTGTCGGACGGCGACCCTGACATCAAGCCCCTGACCGTCGATGAGTGGAAGGTACTGGAGGCGCGGCTTGTCACTGCCACCGGATGACAACACTGCCGACGACATAACCAACCTCACTGTCGTATCAGGCGGCATCAGGACAACAATCGGGGTCATGTACACCGTGTGGGTGGATGACTCCGAGCCGATGCTATTGGATGTGCAGACCGAGTGGCAAGGATTAGGCCAACTGCTGAGTGTGCCGATAGCCGGCGGCATGCCGGCATTGGTCCGTCACCTGATGGGTATGCTTGGCCCGTGGGAGATTGACATGGTTGTATTCGCTAACTTGAAGAAGGAGGAACAATCCGATGACTGATGAACTGCATGAAGAAGATGACCTACGCAGGCTGGGGGATTGCGTACCTGAGTTATATAAGGTCGAGATTGATGATCACAACCCGAAGGCTGTACTGCTACATGCTGACTGGAACGAGTATGTAGTCCGGCGCTTTCCTTCACTCAAGCTACTGGTGAAGCATCTGCGCAGAATTGAGTTGGACTGCGACGACGCCTATGAGATCAGCTGGATTGTGTTCACAGAACTGAATGACAAGGAGGTAACCGACTATGAATAGTTACGACGAATGGGATCTGCTCATGATCCACTGGCTCATGCTGATGTTTGGCATCGGCGCGTGCATCGCTATCACGAGATGGGCGTGGATCAGATACTGGCGTGAGCCGTGGCACGGGACGGTACGCAGGATGCTGCGCTGGTGGCGGGTTCAGCGCGTGCCGTGGCCCGATGAAATCCCACCATCAAAGGGGTTCCGCCAATGATCGACATTACAGGCAGTAC